TTGATTGCACCTGGATTTCGGTCACGCTTCATCTGCATAATCGGCTGTGACCTAAGTTCGAGCGTGATTGACGGCGACGAGCCTTGACCTGGACCAACGCTCAGTGATGCTAACTCATAAAGGAAACGCTTATAAGCAAACTCTACGGTTGCGAGATTCCCCACAGATGGGGCCGTGACTGACGTTTGTCCATTGGTAGCGTCAGCGGCTGCGCCGCTTAGATTTGCCTCAAGCGATAATTGTGTGCGTCGTTCGGATTTATAGAGGAATAGTCGTCCGATGTTGAAATAGTTGTTTTCAAGCATCTGCATATTGACGTCGAATAATTGAACAGATACCTGAGGACTCATATCCATTGAGTAACTTACGCTAATCGTTTGAACTGCGCGAGAAATGTGACCAACCGCATCCGCACCCAAGTCGACAATCCCCAACTGGAAAGAAAAGTCTTTCTTGGAGCCAAAATACGTAGCATCACGAACAGTTGTGCCATACTCTGATTTAATCTCTTCGGCCATGGCTGTGCATTCTACGTGTTGTCGTTGGGGACATATGGATTGTATGCCTTATCTGGCGACGCCATAATGTCTGTTATGTAATTGTATCTTTGGCTGGCAGGGCCCGCTCCGGGTGGTCTTTTTGTTGTTGTCGGAAGGCCAGGAGTCGTAATCGGCGGCAAAGCAATAATTCCGACTGTCTCAACAGGTATTTCAGTGAGCGTAATTTCGCACTGAGCAACAGCAATCAATGACGGGGTTGACGGTGCGCCTGTTTGCGGTATGGATGTTCTTCGTGTTGCGGTAACGCTAAAGTCCGTAATAACGAATTCCATATTTGGCTGCGGTATCTGTGTTCCTGTTTGTCCAGAAACACCACGCCGCAACTGGAATGTGAGCATTTCATCAAAGTTGACAAGTGTTACTGGAGTTTTACGCTGAGCCATTTTGCGCAATTTCTCAACCTGTCCATCAACCGAGATTTCCAAACCGTCAGGAACTGATGTGCCGCCTGGTTCTATCCTGTCATCGGCAACTATAAAAGAAAATGAAACCTTCATGAGTTGCCAACTAGCCCAATCTACGAATGGAATATCCTCCGCTCTTGGCACCTCTACCCACTGACCCGAGAGTCCACTGTACTTGATTCCTTGGGGAACATATTTGAATATAAAAACCTCATCAGCATGTTTATTGTCGTCGGTCAAATATCGCTGCACCATCTGTGGACGTGAGGACACCGCTTCGCCACGACCAGCATAACCTTTGGGCATTCTTGTCGTGATAGTCACCGCAGGCACGGGGAGATTTGGGGTTGCTGGTGTTCCGCTACCCCTTCCACTAGACCCTCGACCAGAACCACCACCCGAGCCGCCAAAATTTAGTGGCTGATTAACTAGGGAATCTGACCCTGTCCAATATCCAATATCATACTGACTAATCTCGCCAGGTGGTGCTGGATAGAATCCATTCACCCAGTCAAACCCCTGTGCGGTTAGTTCATTTGAGGTAATGCCAAACTTTTCAAAAACTTCTTGCTTATAGTCGACTATTTCATCATCACTTCTGTATGGCAGGCCAAGTTTGCGAGGCGCGTATCTATTGGATGTTCCACGCATATCGCTGTATGGTACAAAATATTCACCACCACTAGTTTCAATAAATCTGCCACCTCTACGGATATACGCGTTTGATGCATCCTCTTTATTTATTCCCGTACCGGTCACAATCCATAACTGCATTCCTATAGGTGTTCCCTGGCCACCGGGGAGCCTGAGGCCAATCCAATTTGTTTTTGTGAATGTACTTTGAGCAATAGGCTGACCCCTCGGCGGTCGTGGTTCAATCTTGTATGGATTGGCATTGAATATTTGACCAGTTCTTGTGTTTGTCCAAGTAGTAGTTGTATAGCCCAACGCATTCGTTGTAGTAATTTTTTTAATTACATCATCTGGTTTTACGCCTGCCCGTTTGGCCACATCGGTCAGTACGCCGCCAACCAAATTCGGTCCAGCGTTTTGTTTCTGAATCGTTCCACGCACGCCACTTTGAGGAAATGGGTCTTTGCGTATGACGAAACCCCTTGGCCATTGCTCAGCAGTATAGAGAGTCATCGTCTCTCCTCATTGCTTTTATTGACCATAGCCATCTTGGACATGACGGCATCTGCAATTTCATTTGCATTTGTCCCCGTGATATAGAAGTTGTTTGTATTGGATACAGAAGTCCCACGCCCTCCACTAGATACTGAAGCGGAAGTTGCAGAAACCGCAGTTAGTGAGTCTCCAATGCTTCCAGATTGTGGCGGAACGACATGGAGATGTCGAGAATCACCCTTGCCGTGGAATTCAGCAAGACCACCAGCCGCAGTCATCTTGTCGCGATAGGAAACAAGGTTGTCTCCCACCATATCTAGCGCCCTACCCGTTACATGGTCGGACTTCAGTGAGCCGAGGGCAAAGTTTCTATATCCAGACGTAATTGTTCGGCGACCTGGGATTCCAGAATTTATTGCGGAGTGACTAGATAATGTTCTGCCCATTGATGACGTCAGCGAATCACCAATTCCACCAAATGGAGAACGTCTGTCACCCTCTCCTAATTCTGTAATAATAAGTCCACTCGCTTCCTGGAATGTCATTGTAGAATTTTTGAAAAGTTCTGCAGCATCCTTCATAAGGCCCGCAGCCTCAAGTTGTGGCTCAATATAGGTGCTGGCTTCAATACCAGTGACTCCAGTATTTCTCTGCAATATATCCAGTATTGCTTTCTGAACGCCAGGGTCCGCTAGGTTTGCATTTTCAACTTGACTAAATAACTGCTGTTGAGTTTGTGCGTCCAAGCCATATATGGCCTTGGCCATTGCGCCAACATCGCCACCAAGTTGGAATCCAGATTCTAGGAAATTGCTCCTGAGTAATTCTTCAATATTTTTAGTTCCGCCTGCTTCTCCGGCTCCAATGACTTTGCCGAGTTCATCTCCGACGAGTGAATAAATTAGTGATTCTTGCCCCTGCAGTGCTCCACCTTCTTGACTGAATGCAGTTCCACCAACTCCAAATAGTCTATTAAATTCCTGGTCAGCCAGCATCGTGTCGCCACCATACTGAGCAATAAGATTTTGTCTAAAATTCTCAAAATATGTTAGGAGACCTGTATCCAAACTATCTTGGGCGGCAGCATCAAAGATATTTCCCTTCAGGAATTCATCAATTTGACCACGAATTGCAAATGACTCTTCATTAAGGGCACTTTTCCCTTCTTTTGCTTCTCTTGACTTGCGGAATATGTCAGTACCTGTTGCAAATACATCAGCAGCAGCATTCCGCAATTCCTGAGATGTGTTGACCATTGCTTCAGCAAGTTTCATTACCTGTTCACGCGTAGTCTGAGCACTGTCATGCAAATTGACGCCAGCCGCATCGGCTAATTTCCTGATTTCCATTTCAGTTTTTCCAAGCGAGGAAGCAATACTCCCTGCTCGCTGGTCTCCGAACTGTGTTACTAAGTCAAATGCTTGAGCCTGAACTTCATTAATTTCTCTTTGTGCAGCAATGAATGCATCAGGGTTCTTCATTGCCTCCTTGTATGCCTCATCGCTTAGTGAACCAAAAATGCCAGTACCAGTCATTTTTTGTTTTTTAGCCATGTCCTTTAGGGCACCACTATCCATGATGTCATAGCCCTTAAGGTCCATTCGGGCGAGTTCGGCAGCGGTCGTCGCTCCCATTTCCCCGACCATCGCTGGGGCGCCAGTTCCAGCACCAATCTCCAGCGCACGCTTACCTCTTCTATTGAGGGTTCCCATAATTATTGCATCTAGTTGATTTTGCCTATCCTGAAATTGATTCTTGCGAGTTTGACGCATGTTTTTCAGGGCATCCTTGGTGAGTGTCCCCCTCTCCAGCATCTCGCCCATTTTTTTCGTGTATGAACCAACAACGCCTTCCATGAAGTCTTGCGATTGTCTCTTTGCTTCAGCAATGGCTTCCTTCTTTTTGCGCTTTGTGGCCCCACGAATCCCCATGATTGCCCCACCGATAACGCCAACAGCCAGACCGGCAATGGGGTTAACCATTGATACCGCTGAACCAAGCGCCAATGCGCCCTGTGATTCCTGTGGCATCACGTTGGAGAGAAGCCCAAGACCCAGGCTTGCTGCCATCCCGGCGCCCATTGAGTTATTGATGCCCTTCTTCATGACGGGATTATCCTTGGTGCCAACGTTTCCACCAAAGATTCTCTTGTAGCCGTATGAATCTCGCATCTGGCGACCCTTTTGGGTAAATCCTCTGAAAAGTGCCCCTGGGCCCATGGGTATGCCAGCAGCCCCCCGCCTTGCCATCTCTTCATTGACCATTTGAGCACGTTGCTCCGAAGACATGCGGAAGTTTCTTGTAAAGAAGTTGTTTTTGTATGTCGCGTCAGGAGCATTACCATATGGACTGTATTGAGGTAGTGAAATCGTCCCCCGGCGCGCCTCAAATTCTGCCTTATTGGCTCGTCGCAAGTCCCTGTAGGCACCAATCTTTCCTAAGCCACGAGACTGTTCGTACCTTGCTTGGGCGGCCTGTTGCTGAAGTTGTGCAGAGGCCTGCCTACTGAGTGCTGATGGTACTGCCGTTCCTGCCGCAGTGGCAGACCTGGTGGAATCACGCTCTGCCTTTGCTGCTGCGATTTTGTAATTTCGTTCATAGCGTTTCTCGTCGCGTTTTTGTTGTTGGGCGAGAGAGCGCGCAGAGGCAGTTGCCTTATCTGACGAACTCATAACCGTCATGCTTTGAACGCTCATTTGAGCGACTCGCTGCTGTGAAATTGCGCCTGCTGTTTTGGCGAGTCTTTCGGCTCTTGCTTTTCCGCCCTCTGTGACGTTTCCTGCAGCGGTCTGACCAGTAAGTGGTCCGCCACCAGCACCCTGCGTTATATCTCTCATTCCATAGGACGCAAGAACACCGCCCGGGGTCTTCTTCATTGCTCGTCCACCAACGAGCAACTTGGCAATAAGCATGAATGAACCGAGTCCACCGCCACCGAAGAGGTCCCTAAATCCACCGAGGAGACTCATGAATAGGTCAACGATTCCGGTTAGACCATTGATGATTTTTGTAATGAACGGGAGAGCATCAATGAAAATTTCACGAACAGTTTTCGCATACTTAGAAATCACGCCAATAAATTGACCTACAGCATCACCAAAGGCGTAGAACTTTTCTTCATTGGCAATAATCTGCTCATTAAAGCCACCGAATGCGTCGGATAGGTGTGCACCAATTGGGCGCAAGACTCTCATTAGTGTTTCTTCAAAAACTCGCGCTCCCTCAATGAGAGGGCGGAGTTTGTCCAGAATCATATTCCAGCCCTGCTTGAAGCGGTCCCACCAACCTCCAAGACTGGAAAACATTCCATCGACCTTGGGCAGGTAATCGCGAATGAACTTTACGAAGAAGTCCCCAATTTTCTCTGTGACACCGCCGATTTCATCAAAGAAACCCGCTCCGGCAAACATTGCAATCTCACCAGATACTCTGTCAAATGTCCGCTTGAACGTGCGAGAAATATCCTCAAGAAGGTCTTTGGTCGGTTTCAGGAATGGTTCACCAAAATCCGCAAAGTCTGTCTTGATGATGTTGAACGTTGCTTTGAAGCGACTGAGCAATGTTCCATTCACCGCATCAAACTGACCCTGCACTCCACCTGCAGCAGAGAGTGTTCCATCAAGAATTGCTTTCTTGAGTTGTTCAGCAGTCTTGATTCCTTTGCCACCCGCTTCGGCGAGTGCCTTCTCCATTTCGGGGCCAAGTTCCTTGGCAGCCTCGGTAATTTGGCTAAATGTTGCCTTGGGGTCTTGGAGTTTGGCGATGAGGTTTCCTGCCGCCTTGACGCCTTCCTCTAGTGGCTTGCCTGCACTAGCAAAGTCCATCAGACCTTTTAGTAGATTCGATGAGCCAGCAGTGAACGTAGAAGTCTTGGAGACGGTTGCGAATGCTGCCTGTAGGTTCTCTGCGCCCAATGATGCTAAATCTGCATCAGAAGCAAGTTGTCGCATCATGACGGATGCGGCCTGATAGTTGCCTCCGCCCTTGAATGCGTACATGGCCATCTGCTGCTCACGTATCGCTGCTGCTGCCGTTGATGCAGCAACGGTAAGCGCCGCAACCGCACCCGCTGCCCCTGAGGCAACAAATCGGAACGCCTTCATTGTTGCATTACCAAGCACAAATGCCGCATGGACGCCCATCATTGCAGCACCAAGAAGGCCGATTTCTAGCGTCGCCAACTTAGCGCTTTTCGTCACCAGTTTTGTCAGCACACCACCAAACATCTTGATGCCTTTATCAACAGCATCAAAGTGTTGTCTCCACTTGACATTTGTGGCTTCTAGGCTGCGTGTACTGATGGCATTGTAGCCCTGGACGACGCCCTGCAACTTCAGCAGTTTGCGCGTAACCGAGTCAATCGACTTGTCGCCAATAGTCTTTACCCTGAGAGTTAAGGTTGAAGTTGCGGCCATTGGCCCCACCTCTCAATAAAGGCTACTATCAGGGGCGATTGCTCTTCGACTGGCGCTCCTGCTCTTGGCGGTCTTGCTCTATAACTTTAGCACATGCCATCAATATTAGCCATTCATCATCATTTAATGATAGCAAATCTATGGGATTGACATGCCACAATTCCCCCAGTCTTGCAGCACTCTTTACATAGGAGTCTTCGATTAGTTCGTCGAAGACTCCCTCGTAGGGTCCTCAACCTCAACGGTGTCCCCGTATCCAGAGGCATCAAGAATTGCGAGTGCAGCAGACTCTACGTGAGCATCAACGCCAAAGAATGCACGAACGGCATCAGGCACCGGGCGTGCCGCATCGGTTGCGGCAAGAATTGATGGCGAAGCGAAGTTGAGGGCATGACCATCTTCCTCCACCTCCTCCTCGTTGAAGAGGATTCCAATGGTCGTGTTGCCGATGACGTACGCGGCAAACTTGGTTGAGTCCATTCCGTGCTTGGAGTCTTCTCCAGCATTCTTTCGCCATGCACGAATCTGCTGCTGAGATACATTGGGCGAGATGCGGAGTTTGACGCCAGGACGCGATGGAACGTCAAGAAGAACGGGAGGAATCTCAACCTTAGATGAGATGACAGAAAGCAGTCTGTCAAGGGGTGTTTCTGACCTGGTCGCCTTGGTCTTTGCGGCCTTAACGCTCTGGTCTGCTTCTTCGTACAATGGATTTTCGCTCATAAGTGGCAACCTAGCACACTAGATGAGTGCCATAGTGCAACTATCAGGAAGTACCAGAAGCGACAGTTGAGATACTAAAAGTCAGCGAAAATGTTGCTGGAGCGCCAGATGACGAGTCACCATCAGGCTCGGTGATTCCGACCAGAAGTGCACCAGTGTAGACACGGTCGTTGCCGAGTTCTTCAATGTCGCAGTTATAGGTCTTGATGTTGATGTTGTAATAAGCCTTACCAACCAACTGACGCAGGTCGCGCAACTTACGTGCGATACCAGAGGCGTTATTGGAGATGTCGCCCTGGAACTCATCGTCGTAGTGGGCAGTCAGCGTAACGTCGCCGATTTCAAAGGGCGCACACAGCACCGTAGGGAAGCGAGCACCGCCTTCGTAAATCTTTTCTACTGATGCGGTAATTTCGCCACCAGAAACCTGGGCGAACTTGAATCCAATCCACTTAGGGTGGTTATCATTGACAGGACTAATGTCTGCCAAAATCTGCCGCTGAGATACCTTTGCCATTTAAGCCTCCACTAATAGGACTAGACTCAGACCACCGAGGTGGTTAGGTTTGACTTGATGATGTCGACTTGGATTGAGTCACCAATACTCGACACTCGCAGCCCGACTCTGGCGGTAACTGTGCCATTGACGAGTTGCGATAGGGGGTTCAGTGCATTATTGCACTTAACGGTATATCCGAAGTCGATGCGACGACCGTTGACATCAAAGGCTTCGTATAGGGCCCCAAGAGTGCGAAGTGGCTCCATCACAGAAACGAGGCGTGCCTCAATTGAAGCAAACATCCCGCCACGACCATCAATTGGGCTGAAGAGAACATCTTCCAGCGTACGGTTGGCCTGAATTACTACATAGTTCACGACATCCTGTGCATTTAGGTATCGGAAGTTTGCCGTGTCGGCCGAGCAGGAGCGTGCGCCATAGATGCGGACACGGTTATTAATGACTCTAATTGCATTAACGCAGTCAGCATCCAGAACATCGCCAACCGTCTTGTCAATTGAAGCAACTACACCATTGACAAAGCGAGCGTCGGAGATAATTCCTGCACCTGGTTGATGTGGTCCAACTTGGTTATGTGCACGGGCGCGAGCACCAGCAACATATCCACTGGGGGGAATCATGCGATTAACTCCAACCGTTCCAGTTGGCGCATACACCCATGGATAGTAAACAGCAATGTGCTCAGCGTTATCGAGGGATTGAGCCTCTTGGGCAACTCCACGAATTTCAGTAGTGGTATCGTCGTATGCTCCGTGTAGGGCGGCAACACGACTATGCGTATTACAGTGAGCGATAATGTCCAGAGTAATGTCGTCAAAGACTCCGTCAGTTACGACGCTTGGGTTCTCTGGGATTGCAACCATGCCGGTGCCGTACGACTCAAGGAAGTAGGTGAGTGCTGTCTCGTACTGTGCATTTGTGATGCTCGTGCTGCCAGCAGTGCCGCTTGCAAAGTTCTGGGCAGTTTCGTTGACATCAGGCATGGTTGTTTCTGATGTATACACACCAGCGTTGGTCTCAACGGCAGTCACATAGAGGGATGCAACGGGATGGGTGTTGATTTTTCCAACCATCTGGGCGGTCGTCGTGCAAGAACCGGTGGTCATGACCACCACGCCATTGAGATAGAGGGTGAGCGAACGTGCGCCTGTAATCGAACCTGCCGATACAGTCCAGGTGAGTCCACTAGCAGCACCGTTGGCCCATGTTCCTGGACCATTTGCGGTCATAGTGATTGCGGTGGTGGGTGTTGCGAGGTCGTTGGGTACGGTTGCGCTTGCAGCAACCGCGTCAGCCTTCTCTACGCGGACGACGTAACACTGAGTGCCACCCTCCTCAAAGAATGCCTCAACTGTCGGGTGGAGGTAGTAGCCACTGACAAAGCCGCCATACTTGAGTTCAAAATCTTCAAGGCTTGTGACAAGCAATGCCTCATCCACTGGTCCGCGTGATGCCTTGCCAACGAAGAATGCTTGAGATGACTCACGCACCGTTGCGTTAGTGGGGCCAGTTCTTACTGCTGTTGAAATCTGAATACCAGGCATGAGACCTTCCTTGGTTGCTCTATTTTCGGCACGTTTGTTTGGCTACCCAAGCGACGCGTTACCGTAGTACGCTCTAAGAGAATACCAAACTCATTGGGTGCTCTCTTGCACCTCAACATCTTTATTTTCATCAACAACTTCAATGGCAGGTTCTGCAACTGGTGCATCTTCTGTCACCGAGGCTGGTTCTTCCTGTATTTCTTTTGCTTTTTTCTTCGCCTTTGGGGCTTCTTCTTCGCTCGTAATTTCAGAGTCAACTGCCGTTGGGCTAGCCATAGTCCTACTCAAGACCGACAATGTTCCCTTGGAGACCAATTTGTCTAGATAGTCATTCCCACCCTTTACTGCAGCCCATTTTCCTGCATACAAATCAGCCTGAAATATATGAAGCCGCATTGGGGCAAGCGATACGTTATTAATAACGGAATATCCTCTATCGAGATAAGACTGTACTTCCCCTGGACCATCAATGTCAATGAATTCCATTATTTCTCTCCTGCAAACTTGTTAACAAACAAATATTACATCATCTGCCTAAATCGTAGAGTAGGCGTAAGCAACGCCCCCACCAACATAGGCGTCAAATGCTCCCTCTATGCCGCCAATGGTAAATGTTGAATTTGTTCTTGCAGTAATAGTTACCTGAGACATATTGTATACAGTGGGGTTAATTCCAATAATTGTAACTTTCTGCCCAACTGCAAAATTATTGACTGCATTATAGACAATTGTCTGATTTGTCTTGGTCGCGCCAGTTATCCCTGATGAACGTGTTTCCGTAACGCCCTTTTGAATGACAGTAAGGTCAATCTCGTTAAGTGTCGCTATATTTTCGCGCATCACAATTTCGTCTATTTCTAGGTCATAGGAGATGTATGAACCGGCAAGAACTCTGTCGCCCTTCAGGAGCGTGAGGTCCGAATACTCTTCCCTGATTGAACTTTCGTCAATCGTGACCCGGAATGTGCCGCGTGCATCTGTTGCCTTTAGGCATGGGTAGTCCAGTAGCGCTGCACGCACAACGGTCGTAAGTCTGTCGCGCATTATTGTCGCCTCAGCAGAATATTCGGTACGAACCCAAACGTACGTGCGCATTGAGTATTTGACTCGATATAGGGGGTTGCCCCTATCGTGGCTGATTCTCTCAAGGCCGGTCATTGAAATTGCTGTTGTTATTATCGTTGGCCATTCATCAAGGGCGATTGGTTCGTGGGTCAGGTATGTAACCGGACTTGGCAGAGTAATGTCGTCGATTCCCCAGGCATTGCGATAACTGAGGAGACGTGTCGGTAGGTCTGCTGTCAGATATGCGCTCACATAAGACTTTGCGAAATGCGCACCATGCATTGGCTCAATGGTCATGCTTCACCTACCCAGCAGCGTGTTCTGCTGCGGAATCTGCCCATTTTCTTTCATATCGCTCAGTAACAAATACAACTGGTCGTGCTGGCATGTTTCGTGTTCCTGATTGATGGAACTCTGCATATTTGACATTTGTTCCGAATGTTGCTTCTTTTTTGTCAATTTTGTTTGGGTTTCCGCGCAATTCTGATAATGAGGTAAACAGTTTTCCACTGCGAATCATCGGCCCTCTTCCTGGGAAATTTACAGATTTCCAGGAGCCGTACTCCGCATCAAGGGGTTTCCATCCTCCGGCGGGTAGCCCATTTTGTAGGAAGTTGTTTTTCCACAGCGTTCTTAAATCCTCTTTGGCTTCTTCAAAAACTGGACCGAAGTCATCTAAATTATCTTTGATTTTTTCGATTTCGTCAGGGATGTCGTTATCGATGAATCTGACTTTGAGGTCAATTTTTGGCATTAGGAAACCCTTACCCGCTTGTGGCTCTTGACCGACATTAATTCACGTTCAGTGAATCCAGTCTCCATCGGCGCAACATTTCGTGGTTCAAGGTCTTTGATGCCCACAACATCGTCATGCATGTTTTGCATTTCGCGAGTTGCAGCACGGAGAATCAGCAGTTTAAAAACAGGAATACTCGCCCCATCAAGGCCAGCATTGTACGAAATTTCAAAAATGTCATTAGCAAATCCACGGTAAACATCAACCCCGTATCGTCGCACCGTGTAGTCGTAACCAAATGCGTCCGCCGTACCGCCAGAAGAAAAGGCGGCAATGTTCTCCGTAAACCCACCAACAGTAAAAGTCGATGAGGTAACGCTTGTTATTTCTCGGTCAACTATGTTGTAACCAGTTGGAGTAATCCCAGCAACTGTTACGTGCTGGCCCCTGGTGAACCCATGGCCCGCCGCGGTGTATGTGACGTTCGTGCCCGACTTAACGGCATTTGTCACGGTAGCCCGCCTGTCTATGGCTTCTGCCATGTATAGGCCGGACGTTGATGTATTTATAATTTTCACATAATTGACCTTCGTTACCGGTGAGTTGCGAAGATAAATTGTTGGCGATGGTTGCGAGTACGTCAATGGATTCATAGTCGTATCAAGTGACGTATTGTAGAAAAACGAAGACGTAGGCATGCCCACGTGCTCGTACGGCAATACGTATTGTTCGGTAAATTCCTGAACTTCTATGGGTCTACCAAGATAGGCTTCTAATTCACTCTGAAGCCCCTCAAGAACAAACTCTGCCGCATCACGTTGACGCAGGCTGAATGTGATGTCCATGTAGGTGACGAGGTCATTGACTGAGACCAGCATGGGTCACCTCCGATTTATTTGATATTTCAGCGTCCTGGAGTGCGTCGCCCGCCTCGAACCGCCCGTCTGGCTGCACGACCACGACGGAGACGGTCGGCGATTCTGGCGCCAACATCCCTGACTCGCCCTGTGGCACGATTGAGCGCTCTGCGTAGTCGATTAGTCTCGGGCATTTTCCCTCCAAGATGAGAACGTACACCCCGAGTATACCAGCGACTAATGTGTGGCTAGAGAACTACCTGTCGCTATTTGGTGGTGCCTCAATGACTATCGAGCCTGCTTTTTCAATGGTTCCGGGTGGGGCCTCCACGGGAACCCATGCACGTGAATATGTGTGGTTTTTGATATCACGATGCTTGATGATTGTGGCATCCAGCATTAGTTCAAGTTCTAGTGGCTTCATAGCAAAATGTCTTACAAAATCCTCTTCAGAAAACTTCGTAGTCATTGAAAGCGTCCTGACAATGCTAGAAAGTTTCTTGGCGACCATACTCCCCTTGCCACGATTCAATTGAACATGCATGACCATTGCGTCAAGTTCATCAACGTCGACCCAATTCACTGGCACAACCCCACCCGTTGCCTCCATAAGGTGCTTATTGCCCATAATTAGACGAAGACGCTGGGTTCCATCAATGACCAAGCGACCACTTTTCTGAACAATAAGTGGCGTCAAGATGCCATTCTGTCCGATTGAGTCTGCTAAGACCAGCAGGTCTGGCCTCAGGATATGCGTAGCATTCCACTTTGGTTCAATCAATTCATTGACATTGACATTGGCGATGTCCATTACGAGTCCTCTTCCATTTGTTGCATTGCGGCTTGGCGAACAGTGTGTGCTCTCGTCTTTGGTCCTACGGGTGTGACCGTATGACCCCATAGCGCGTGCATGAATATTGTGCGAATAAGCCATTCGAGTGGATACGAATACGGGTCCTTGGCGTGCTTTTGCCTAAATTCTGCAGCAAATGCTTTTGCACGCTGGGCAGTATCTTGCCCCCAGCAGAACTGCTTAATAAACGGCATTACGCCATCCCAGCCTTTTGCGGCAGTTGTGGCTATCAACTTTTCGACATCAAAATCTGGCCACCAACGGCGCTGGGCATCAATAATTGGAAAAACGTCATATAGGCGGTCATAGAAGTCTGGCTCTGTGGCAATAACGTCACCAATGCGCCTCGCAGCAACGCTATGAAGTGGATGCCCAACACGATTATTGGAGCCTGTCAATGTTGCTAGGTCGTAATACTCGCAGTATGGGGCATTGTGCTCCTCGGAGAGGAACTTAAAAACATCATTAATCTGCCAGTCGTAAATAATTTTTGCAAACTTAACTGGCAATCCCTTTTTTGACTTGAATGGAGTAACGATGTAGTTCTCATTCAGTTTTTGGACAACTGACCTATACCGAACCATTGATTCCGCTGCACGGACTCCGGTAATGAAAGCAATATTTCCTCGCTTGCCAGCGGTTGTGTAGTAGTCAATATGTTCAGGGATTGGCGAAAAGTGGTCTAAACCGAAGTGGTATGCCGTTATTGCGTTCTCTGGGATTGGCCTGAAAAGGCGATTGCTAACAATTCTGTCTCCAGACCAAATCATCTCATCAAGTCTGCGACCTAGTGCCCATACCTCCAGACCCTGAGGCATGCAGTACCACTCCATGTCGACCCAATCCAGGCCTCGGATGTACTCTACGTACCGTTCTACTGCTGGGCTAACAAATTCCTCATCACGAAAGATGACCTTAACCGGACCAAGTCCACGTTCCTCGTGAATTTCCTTGGCTAAATAAAGAACTGCCGAAGAATCTTTGCCACCAGAAAATTGAACACATACGGAGTCAAAGGTGTCGTAGACGTGACGAATTCTTTGCCTAGCAGCCTCCACGCAAGAGATATCTAAGAACATGCGTTGGCGGGTCATTGGTCTACCTTAGCCCACCCCTGCTCGATGTACGACTCATGTAGTGTTCTATACCGAAAATCCTTCTTCATGAAGTAGCCGTGCTTTCCGGTGACCTCGCAGGTCATTGAGCAAATTTTTTCGTATTTCCGGACAATTTCATCCATCTGGGTGCCATTGTCTGGATTTGATGGCGAGTAGTAGTAGCGAAGTCCGCCAAACTTTTCTTTGATTTGAAAAATTGTATAGTCGGGGTCAATCGCAGATAATTCTTTATCGCAGTTGGAAATGAGTGTCCACCAGCCAGATTCACAGGATATTACGACGCCATAATCTGGGTTGATGCGTGCAAGGACCGGCTGCAAAAACTCTGGATATTCCATGTCAATCCTTCTTACGTAGATTCAACTTGAGAATAAGTATCCCATCCTCAAGAGTTGCTTCGCAGTCACCAATCATTGCAAAGTCTTGGAAGTCAATTTGTGCTTGATTCACGAAATGTGTTCGTTCAGGACCGGCCACGGGTGGTAGTGGTCGTTTCTTTACTGCATCCGCACGCTCTTTAAAGCGAGCGAGCATGTCCTCAACTTTGAATTCCATTTTCGTATTCTTCTTTTGTTATGAACTGAACAAGGGTTTCTCTATCCCTGGGAACTGGGTCGCCCTCTGGCCAGATAAACTCCATTGGCGTTTCTTTGGAGTATTTAGTAACGCCATCGCACTCCACTTGCTTGAACCTTATGATTCGTTCAATTGTGGATTCATAGCGAATTTTGTCAATGTCGTCAGTATGCGCCATTGTTGAAAACTATGATTTCTTGTCGGCGCGAAGAATTTCAAGAATCTCCGTGAGAAGAACCTTAATTTCCTTGACTGTTTGATGCATTTCGCGAGTTGGTTCACCGGCTTGCCAAGCATTCCGGGAAGCCTCTAGGCGACGATTTGCTTCTACTGCTGAATCATGTCCGTATGGCATGTTTTCTCCTTGTTGGGTGGCTGGCGAGGCAGGATTCGAACCTGCGGCAGACGGTTTAGGAAACCGCTATTCTATCCACTGAATTACTCGCCATTGACGGCGATTGACAATAGCATCAATCGCTTCATCTGTTCTCTGTTTTTGCAATAATATAGCCAATGAAAAATGCTGTGAACATAATTATTACGTCAATCATTGTGTGCCCCCTTTGGTATGTTTTTGATGGTCTTGTTCATTGTGCTGACAAGTTCTTCGACCGTGTGAGGACAGCCTAATGAGTCATATTCTCCACGGCATTGGACCTTGCCCGGGCGCACTACCTCAAGGTCGCAGTCGATGCGAGCGCAGCACTCCGTCTCGCTGTATCCGTCATCAACTGTTCGGCGCATCAAGACCTGCCTTTGCTCTCGCACGGAAATAGAACCCAAACGCCTCAAACTTGGGGTCGGACTCCGCGAATCGTTCGGCAGCACCCATCCAAAGGTTGACTTCTGCTCGTAGTCGTTCAATCTCGTCACGCAACGCAACCAGCAGGGCGGCATGGTCTGAATTGTTCAATGCCTCCGTGCCATGTTTTTCAATCCATGACAGTTCCACCCCTATTTGGGCCACGATGTCGTCACTCACCACGTACCTCCGTCCATGCGTCTAGCGCATCATCCCATTGTCCTGTACGAATACCATGAGCGAGGGCATCGCCTGCTTTACGCAGTCGTTCAATCTCGTCGGCTGCTTCTCGGATGTCCTCTCTGCCGATAACGAATGGCACGGGTCCGTCGAGCATTTCTTTCAGTCGGGTCATGATGTCGTCAATCACCATTCACCGCCTTCCTTGTGCTCAAATACTTCATACTCTTCAGGCACAGACTTCTCTTCCTCTTTGAGTCGATGAATGTCGGTTGGTCGCCGTGCGGTAGGGAGAAAATCCGCACAGACCCAGCAATGGAAGTCGGACGCTTGAAGGTCAAACCGTGCTTCCTTCAGACGCTGATTCTCGGCACGCAGTCGTTCAATCTCGGCGTGCAGATGGTCAATCACCATGCGCGCATCGGCGCAACCACACGGGCGAACATCGCAACACGGTCGGGTCACGATGTCGTCACTCACCACGCACCTCTTTCCATAGTCGAATCATGTCTTGGCATTGTGGGCATTCTCTGGTGTTGTCGTGGCGTGACATGGCTTCCCACATCCAGTCGCCTGCTTCACGCAGTCGTTGAATCTCGTCATATTTGCGGCTGACTTCTATTTCCAACTTGTGCTTTTCTTCAATCAAGTCGTCTACCCAGTCGTCACTCACCACGCACCGCCTTTATGATTTCTTCTACCATTTGGAATTGGTGGCGTGGGTAGCCATCTTCATCTGAAACGCCGACACCGCACGCTTCGGCAATGGGGATAATGGTGTCTAACCACATCGCTTGATGTGTCGCCGTATGGATAGAAACGACCTCGGCTCGCAGTCGCTCAATCTCGTCGGCGGCTTCCAGCATGAGTCTCGCTAGGTCAGCGTCATTCAACGGGGTGAAATCCAGTAGTCGGGTCACGATGTCATCACTCTTCTGTCGGAACATATTCCATTTCCTTTTTATGCCATTTACGGACTTCTGTCAAGGCCTCATCAATATTTGAGAAATAATGATTGCGATTTGGACCAAGGCAGTATGAGTAGACAGACACTGTTGGCTCGGTCTTGCCATCACGCATTTCAAAGAATGTTGGGTAGTTCACAGAAACAGCACCCTCATCGGACTTGCAGTGCGATTCGTATGAGAAATAGTGCTCGTATGCCTCGGCTAAAAGACGCCAAATTTCCTCAAGTTTTTCCTGGAAACTCATTTCGCTCATCGCGCAAAGCCCTCTCATACGCCATTACCGCCCTAAACAAATCGGAGCCATTGGAGATTGCAAACTGGCCCGACTCGTCAGTAGTGTAGGCGTTACTGAATAGTTCTGCAACCTTTTTCCAGTTATCCCGCTCATCCTGAAGGCGCTCAATCTCGTCAGCCGCTTCGCGATGAACAGCACCGCTAATCATCGTTACTGCGGCAGTGCCAGAATCGTTGACCCGGTCGATGATTTCAGCCCAATCACGAAGTTCAGCGACAACATCGCTTGCCTGTTCATGCCGTTTATTGCTATTGGGAAAGAATTTTCCTGTCCCAGGCGTCATGGAGTATTCTTCGCTCTTCCGAATTCAAGCATTATCGCGTCCAGTATGTCCTTACTAACCCCATGGGGCATGCTGTTTTGTATTACCGAAATCAGTTTTTCGCTGAAGGTAATTTCTTTTTGCAATTGCTGGGTAAGAAAGTAAACATCGTTCCTGAGCGCAAATACATCGTTGGATAGCGATTCATATTCCCTGCGCAATCCGCTAAGAACATACTCGGCATCACTGCTCATCCTGGACTCCTACATCGTAGACAGTTTCAATCCAAACCTGAGCGCCACATGACAATGGCGTACTAGGTTGATAAACAACGCGGGCAACAACATTGCCAACGCTGTCAAAAATATCAACACCATCACAATACTGGGCCTTTGCGCTGCGTGTTTTTCGCACGCTCAGCGGTGGGGTTTGTGCTTGGTTTTTTCGGTTTGAACGAATCGTGTTGCTATTTACATGAACTATTGCCATGCTTTAAGACTACTTGATTGGGCAAGCCCCAGTAGCGCAGTCATCAAGTTCCACCGCACCATCAAATGCTGGTCTGTGAATTGGAATGGTGAAATCAATCTTGTCCAGCATCTTCTCATATGCTTCCTTGCTGATTTCCTCATAGGGGGGAAGCGGGAAGTTGTGGTCCGAATGAAGGAGGAACGAAACAGACTTCACGGCATCGTCGTAGTTCTTTGACAGCCATTCCTTGATTTCTGAAAGTTCTTCCTTGCGGTAGTAAACCGTTACGGAGACAGCATTGTCTGCCCACTCGGTCTGCATCTTCTTGACCCACTCCAACTGAGCAACCGCAGTCATGTCCTTGGCGAGAACAGAACCCTCAGGCGACTCGCATGGGAACTCAACAACAAAGCGTGTGTGGTCTTCCCTGCCGTCAATGCCGACATCGTACTGAACCTTGTAGCCACGCTTACGGCAGGCATCTACCAATGGGTCGGACGAGCCGAAGCGAACACGACGAATGTAATACTGAGCAAATGCTGGGTGAATACCTGGAGTTACTCCTGGCAGCAAGGAGAGTGTTCCGGAGGGCTGTACGGTTGTCAGGCGCACCGATGTTGGCATTCCGTGTTCTGCGGAATACTCCTTATCCAGCGCTTCCAGGTATTCGTATGCAGGCGACAGCCAAGCAATCTTGTCAGAAGGGCATTGAAGAATGCCAGTAATTGACTGACCAAGACGGGCATTCTTCTGAACAATCTTCGTGGTCTTTTCGTATGGGTAGTTCATACGAGTGATTTGCTTCTGCGTCTTGTATAGGAGGTACGAGATATCCTTGAACTGCTTCAATGATTCCACGTTCGGCAGAAAGATTGTTGATAGGTTGCATGACTCACCGTCACCCAGAGCAATCTCGGCGCATGGGTTATAGCCCTCAATCGTAGGGTCTGGCTTTGACTGCCCAATGCGTCCATACTTACGGGCAAGGCGACGGTTGACGAGACCATATGGCTCACCGCTACCGTCATAACCACGCCACAATTCGGGGAGAATCTCCTCGTATGCATCAGCATAAATGCTGTTGTTGGAGTTGGCTCGCCATGCGGGGATATTGCCCGTTCCCCAGTTCTTGGCGCGAAGGAATAGAACGTCGTCGGGGTCACCAATGGCAATCTGCGCCGAACGGCGAGAAGAGCCAGATACGACAATGCGACCAATGATGTTGCAAATATCCAGAACGTCAATTGAACGCAACTTCTTGCCAACGCGATTCTCCAGAACTTTACAAATGTCGGCGACGCCATCAATGAGTGCGCCAGGGCCGGATGCGGTTCCTCCGAATGTCTTTAGGGGTGCTCCGTATTCACGGATAAGAATCGTTGAGTACGAGAAGGACTTGCCAGTCTCAAAGTATGACTTCAGTACGGCGTGAAGGAGACGACGCCATCCTTGACGGCTATCTGGAACGATGATGTCTGCGTCGTTTGAACGCTCGTGGGTGATTGCTACGCCACCCTTCACCTTAGGGAGGTCGTGAATCTTTGCTCGCTCCACAGAGAAGCCGACTCCGCCTCCAAGCATTAGGTAATCAAAGAGAAGTTCAAAGTCTTCAATGGCTTCAATATTTACGAAATAGCAGTTATTGAGGCTAGTTCCTGAGAACTTCTGAGTAAGCGGTGTTCCGAGTTGCCATAGGGACCGACCAGAGAAAGAACAACGCAAGTTGTAAAGATGGTCAAATAGGCGCTCAGCCTCATCTTGCGTGTAGGGAACGCCAATATCAATTGCGCCATTGATGACACGCTGGATTGTCTCTCCCCAAGTTTCTGTATCGCCGTTTTCTTTTTTGCGGCTATAGGTGCGGAGGAAAACAATTTCACCCATTCCATTGAATCCCCACGGGGGTGTTTGTGCTGAATGAGAGCGTACGAAGTCATCGGTGATGCGGGCCATTGTTGTTCCTTTTATACAGGGGTGGATTTGTTAGAGAAGCAATTGTAGATGAAACTCGAATGAAGAAAGTGTCTAGATAAGACCCAATCTTTTTGCTTCATCGTGACCAATGCTCTGACCCTTCTTGTATACCAGAACACGCGCCTTTGTGTATGGGGTTATTGCACGCTCTTCCCAAACATCTTCTTCAAGAAAAATCAATGGAGTGTTATCTTTCCCTGCTACATCGAATCCAATTACATGCGTTGGGTTTGATGTGTCGGTCGCGCAGTCCCCAGTGGGATGCCCACACACCAAGCATGGCTGTCTGTCTGCGCGCAAGAATTTTATGTCTCGGAATGTGTCATCACGAAAGTCAAGATGTTGGGAAAAATACAAGTCCATTGAACAATTGTATCATTGCGCCAATAGCGTGATGAGAGTTCGGGCGGTGGGATTTGAACCCACGTGTCACCGCTACGGTTTCTACACCTTATAAGAGTGAGCCGATACGCCCGATTGTGTAACTAAAAACCTTCTATATTAAATCCGCTAGATATTATTTTATTAAATAAAATATCTATGTCATCATCGCTATAGTAGTCACCGCCGGGCTGGCTGAGCGCGCTTTGCAGCATCTGGGAAACACTTGAAGTCTTCAAAACCTTATCCATGCCACTAATGAATCCAAGTGGACGCCCCCACTCGACCATTCGACCCAACTTGTACTCATAGGGCAAAGATAGGAGAGTTATCTCCAGGCTCTTGGTTTGCGGCAATTTTTCACAATGAGTCACCGTTAAGCACTCCCTGACCAGGTCTTCGTCTTCAATGAAGGCACTCCTCAAGTCTCGTCCATTCAGGCGGTTCTTGTCAAGTGTTTCAAATCCTTCAGCAATAAATGATATTGCTGTCACCGAGGGTACTGCCGAACAGATTGCCATGCACATTGTTCGGCATCGCGAAAGCCTTGCTTCTACTGGCTGCTGCATTAATTCACGCCTTAGTTGAATTGCCAACGTCAGGTCGCCACCGCTCCACATGAAGAAAGTGAATGGAAGTTCCTCCCCAACGCCAAAATCCTCCACCATGTAATTTTTTGCAACCTGGGAACTCGTTAGTCCCAGGGCCATTTTGCTCATCGCATCGTCGTACTTGTCCACCGGCTTAACCTAACCCAGAAATAGTTCCGCCGTTGCAACAATGGGTGTGCTAGGTTTCGCGATATGAGCACAAACAAAAAGTCAGCCTCAAGCAAAACCACAAAGAAGTCTGCCCCCTCGAAGGTTACGCCCAAAAAGCAAACGCCAAAGTCCAAGAGTGGTGCCCCAAAAAAGTCTAGCACGCCAGCAAAGACTGCCCAATTCAAGGCCAAGGCTAAGGATGGCGATGGCGATGGAATTCTTCAGGACGGAACGGCACACGAGCGACGCAAGCCTGGTCGCCCCAAGAAGCAGGCTTCGCCCGCAGTTGAGGCGGTAGCCAAGCCAGCAATCGTCGTAACCCCCAATGTGAATGTACAGGCGACTGGGATTGAAGTTGCTTCGTCGTCCACGACAACGACTGCAAGTGGAATCGTCCCACCGATTGCCCCACCCAAGACCGCTCACGCCAGCACTCCCGTCAAGAAGAAGCAGGGTTTCTTTTCCCGCATTTTCCGACGCAACAAAAAGTCTCGCTAAATCAACCTAGCGATTGTGATGTATTATTTTGTCCGAGGTGAATTATATGGACAAAAAATTCAGCGCAATCTCTGAGGCGGCCGCACTTATAGGTGCCAGCGAAGACTCACTAACCGAGGAACAGGCGCAAAAACTACTGCGTTCTCTGGTAATTTCAAACAAAAATATTCGCATCAGAAAGGCACGCGCAGGAATAGACAGAATGCGCGAAGAACGCAATGAGTGAACTGGTCAACAAGATACATTCCCTAAAGAAGGCAATCATCATCCTCCGGGAAGAAGTTGCCTCAGAGCGGGCAAGATATGTTGACGAGGTAGACCACTCCGAACAACTTGCGTTTTGCTTGGCATCCATTATGTCCGGAGCAACCGGAGATGTCCATGTCACCGCAGAATTGGCCCTAAAGCAACATCATGCTAGGCGGGTGGCAGATGAACTGCTCCCACCCTTGTTGACAATTAGTGATGAGTAGACCATTTAAGAAACTTGATGATGCCCATCTTACGGGCCCCCTTTCGGTTGCTTTGTTTGTTCTTGTCTACGATATTTTTGCTATTCGGCGCAATAGAAACACAATAAGTCGCGACGTTCAGCACCTCAAGAACCTTGGCTATGGTCCAGAGGTTTCTGGGGCAATCGCTGGACTACTGCTATTTCACCTCTTGTTCCGAGATAGGTGAAAGATGTACTTGAGGCACCTAGAGGATTATGTTGTTGAGTTGGCGGCGACAAGTCTTGAATCAACGGGCCAGTTCACTAATACGGGTGAAGTTGTTTCGCGTCTAATGGAAATAATCGTCCTGGAAGAAAGCCTTATTCCAGACTTTGTCATTGATGGCGATTCTCCATCTGATTTTGAGGATATGTTCTTCGGCCCAGACGAACTAGATGATAACCTTCATAAAAAATCAGCAGATGGAGAGAACATGAAAATACTTGCATGGCTTGGCGTGGCGGTAATCACGGGCTTGGTGGGATTTCTCGTTGGTTTTTTCGTTGCCCCAGCCTGAGGAAAGAAAATGATTCCACCAAACCCTGAAGAACTAATTGTCATCACTGACCCCAATGACATACCTAAGGTTGAGACTGAGTGTTTCTATGTTGCCGTTAGGGCCACATATCTTGGGCGACTCTGGGAGTTGAAAATTGACACAAAGTCACGTTCGGCAGCACTGTCTGTTGTCACAAAAAACGAAGCATCTAGTAGTGAGTTCATCAATACTGTCAAGTACATTGCTGACGGCCTACCGCCGATAGATATCGTTGGCTTGGCTGGCATGGCGACGTATATCCAGGTGCTCGTCGGTCAAATTTCGCACAAAACATTCACACTTGAGGGAGATGCCAAAAATGTCGCTTGAACCAGATGACTACTCCGACGCAGGCATTGATGGAGATATGGATGCTCCCAATTTTGCAGTTAAGCGGTGGAATATCTGCATCGCATGCGACCGCCTATTCACCCCCACAAAAACCTGCAAAGAGTGTGGGTGTTTTATGAAGATTAAGGTTCGCCTCAAAGGCTCAAGTTGCCCTCTTGGAAAATGGTGAATTAGCACTCGGAGTGCGCATCAATAAACGATATTAGTTTTTCTGCATTCGTTTCACCGTCATAGGCTGCCTCATTTCGCAGCCAGCGAATGAAGTCATACCAACGGCGCTGCTGTTCTGGGTCATCGAAAACAATTGTGTACTGAACGACTGCCTTAGGCCCACTGGGAACTTGCATCGCATTTGTTACAAGACCGCTACCCTGAACCGCAACATCCTTATGTTCAACTGTTGAAGGGGCAACTATCTGTGATTCCCCTTCACTGTTCTTTTTCACTAAGGAAGAAAGAATTGCTTCACCAATATCGGCAATTGGTTGAATCACCGGAGGAATATACTGTTGCGATTCTCGTGATTCTGTAGTTCGTTCTTGCATGAAAGACTCTTCTTCCATTGCTGCAATTTCAAACTCATCCCAACCAAGCCTGTCAAATAAATCACCGTAATCATCTATAACCCCACCAAGCAACTCTGAGACCAATGAATCGTCAGTCTTTCCCAATTCAGATGTCCTGTTGTCCGCAAGGGCAAATGCAATTGCACGTGAATCATCGGCGTCCATCTGCACCGCAGCAATGTGTGTCCATCCAAGTTTCTTGGCCGCCATCACCTGGTGGTTACCGGCAATAATTGTCGCAGTGCCATCATCATTGGGACGAATGACAACGGGCTTAACTTGGCCAAATTCGGCGTATGACGCAGCAATAGCGTCAACATTGCCTCTTCTTGGGTTTCCAACCAATGGAACCAATGTCTCAATATCAACCAAGAGATTCGACAAAGATTCGTCTACATTGTGATTCACGACGCCTCCAGAAGCGATTGACTAACTTGAACTAACTCTATCCCAGCAGAAGTTAGCAAATTGAAAGAACGTCCAGCATCACTATACGAAGAGTCCTCAAGATAGATAACTCTTTGGATATTCGCAGAAGCAATTTGTTTAGCACAACCAAAACACGGAGGACCATTCACAATTAGGGTTCCACCAGAGCGCAGTGAAGGGTCCGACCAAAGCAAGGCATTGGCCTCGGCATGCTGGGCGATGCAATTATCGTAATTGGAGCCAGGTTCGCTGTTCTGTGCGTATCGTGGACAATGCCCCTCGTTGCAATGACCAATTCCGGGCGGCGAGCCGTTGTAGCCAACGCCAGCGACCCGTCCATTTTCCATCAACACAACTGCAAAATATTGTCTTTTAGAACAGGTAGAAAATGTTTGGGCCAACTGGATGCATGACTTTAGCCAGTTGAGTTCCCTGCGTGACGGAATCAAGGCATGACCTGGGCGCGCACGTTGGCATTCAATGTACGCATTGCATCTATGGACGTTCTCAGTGAGAGTAATTTCTCCCTCTTAGACTTAACGAGGGCTTCCGAAATCTTGTAATCAAATTGTTCATCGGCCAACTTGTAGTCAGCCCACGCTTCGCGCTCCTTGATTGAGCCCTTTGCCGCAAGGTATTCCTTTGCCCAATTCGCCTTGTAGATGGCTTCCTTTTTGGCAGCATCCTCGGCAAGTTTTTCGAATGCCTCAGTCTCCTCTTCAAGCATGTCAATCAGGCGAAGGAGTTCTGATTCAATCTCAACCTGACTAATTGGATTATCACGCAGACCCATGTGTAACACCTTCCTTAATTGGCGACCAGTCAACATTCTTGATGGCGGTCATATTGCTCTCAGGCCAATGGTACTTGCCCAACCCAATGGCCTGCAAGCCCATCTCTTCAAGCAACCATGCATCGCATTCGTCGTCAGCACTCTTGCCGGACCAAATCAAGCCGGTTCTTGCTGAAACTGCAGAAATAACTTCTGTCTTTGCTGCATTACCACGGCCAGTAGCAAATTTTGCTCGGCTTGTTGGTGGGACATCAACAAAAGGAATCATCATCTCATGAAGGAGTAAGCGAACTACTCCACCCAGTTCGCCAATCTTGTGTGATTGGGAATTACGTGCCGCAAATGCGTAACCCTCAACAACAACACCCTGCACCCCAAATTGAACCAAGATAAGCGACAACTGGTCACGGATATCTGCAAGGCGTTTGGTTTCCTTGAATTTACTTACTATGGCTTGCGTGTTCCCATCGATTGAGATACCAGTAGACGTCAAAGAGAGGTCGAGCCCCATGAGAACCATTCACGCACAGTAGCACCAGAAAATGCCAAAGACGGGAGGTCTCCCTCCCGTCAGTGACTCCTAAGGTAACGGAACTACGCACCCAAAGGTATTCGTTTGTCGCACCGCTAGACGGTGCCGCTATCAGGCTCAGCCGAAGCGGTTGTCTGGCGAGATGGTGATTGGGGTGGTCTCTTCGGCGTCAACCTCAATGGCCAACGATACGACCAAGTTTGCGCCAGCGGTGGTTGAGCCGACTGCGGTGACATCAACAGTGATGACGTCGCCCTTATCAAAGGAGCAGTTGGCAGCAGTGAGGGTGCCATCATCGGTGGTTCCGGCAGCAGCAATTGAGAAAGCAACAGCAGTGTCGGCGCCGTTTAGCACCGTGGCTGTAAGTGCGCTACCAACGGGGGCGGTGGTTACTGCTGCATAGGCAGCGGTGATTTTTCCGGAAACTGGGGCCACAACCTTCACATCAGTTGAAGTTGAAAGCGTGCCAGGAACCTGGAGGGTAAGGACTGAACTCATGTTGTGTCTCCGTGTCTAGTGTGGGTTACGACAAATAGACTTTACTACATTACGCCGCCCCCGTAGTGAACAATCACCCCAAATTTGTGACGACTTAACTATCTCGTTCCCAACCATGTTTAGCCAAACCAAGGTCAAAGGCCAATTGAGGCTCTCGGCCTATGCGATTATGACATTCACGACATACGGCCAAAAGGTTTGGTTCATCTATTATTGAGCCACCCTGAGACCGTCTAACAATCTCGTGGATATCTACGCTTCCGCGCCGTACGTATGAGACTTTCCCGTCATATTTGGCAAATTTTGGACAGGCTTCGCAGTATGGACGCTCGGATAGGAGCCGTTCCACGACCTCCCTGCGTATCACGTACTCTTTTTCGCGTTTTTTGCTTCGTCTACGCACTGCACACCCTTACTACAGAAGTGATGTATCTATTTTATCAAAAAGCCATTTATCAGACAGCGCAGCCCATAGAGCCTCATCAATAGGTGTTGGCTCTAGGTCGTGTTCGTCCATCAATTTGCGATGCTCAAAAATCGCACGCTTAAAGAAGTCAATCACTTCCCAAGGGTTTGCTTCTGGCGCAACACCTGTTTCAATCATCTTGGTTACTTCATCAAGGCGCTTGTTTACATGGAACAAGAATCTCTCAACGCGGAGGCGACGGTCGGCGTATGCCCCACGTATCTCCTTCTGCATTCGCTTGCTGCCTATCCCCTCAAAACGACGCTCATCTTCTGCCTCTGCTCCGGCTATCTGCTGAATCTGGTCTTTCAGGTTTTCGGTCAGGGCGACCAATGCTCGCTGCCAACGGTCCCAGTTTTCACGCTGAAGTAAGGTATTTCGTTGAGCCGGAGAGAGTTTGTTTTTTACTTCTTCCGCAACAAAATACGCAAAGGCGTCATCACTAATTACATTTGTCATTTTTTCCATCCTGGGCATATTGATTTATAGGCACAAAAGTCGCAGAGTCGTGACCGGACATATGGGAAATCTCCACTTTGGCACGCCGATTGGACGCTTGCATAAGTTTCATCTACGTAGTTGATGATTTCTTGATTATTATCCTCATTAATCGTGTAGGAGAATGATACACCGTCCTTTAGGTAAAGCAACTTGAGTTGGCCAACATCTGGCACATCTTGCGACATGAGGGCAGCGTAGATTCGCAACTGAACAAACTTGTCTGCAACCCATGACTTACTTGGAGTCTTGCCGGTCTTGTAGTCGGAAATACATATCGTGCCATCACCGATGCGCTCGTACCTGTCAATAAAGCCCTTTACGGTCGCACTGCCGAGTAGCCCATTGACCTCGCGTTCAATGCCAATTGGTTCAATTGACTTTGGATTCTCAATCTTCCACAGATTCTCCAAGCACCACCATGCACTCCAACGAAAGCGGCGGTGCTGCTCGGGCTTTACGAATCCCTCAATCCGCTTTTCCCACTCCGACTTTGCCCAAACCTCCGCAGCCAATACCTTTGCCGAAGCAATCGACCGCTCATCAATTGGCTGAGCATAGAACTCCTCCAATATTTCATGGACAAAGTTTCCAAGGAGCGTTGCCTCGCTCGGTCGGTCAGGAATCCCATCAATTTTATTGAACTTGAATTTCTGCGGACACTGCCGAAATGTGCCCATTGACGAAGGGGATAGATATGGGGGAGGCGTGTATGGCGGCCCCCCGATGCCATCGGGTTGGTTCATGGATTATTCTTCAACGATGACTTGCGAGCCGGGGAAACTAATCCTCGTGCATTCTTCAATAAGCGCCATGAGAATTTGTGGCGTCGCTGTCTCCAATGTTGGCTTGGGGGCCCCATTGGCGTACTCGTTCCAGAACTGACCCAACTGTGCTTTTTGCTCAGCACCAAAGGTGCCACTCAATGTACGGAACTGCTCCCAGAGTGCAACGACTTTGGGGTCAATCTGTGGGCGTGATTGAGCCATATCTTGCTCAATTTCAATACTGAGTGCCTCGTCAGAACGAGCGAGATACAGGGCAACGCCGAATTGCTGGGCAGCCTTCTTCAGGGCATCGGAAACAGCGCCCTTGAACTCGTCTCCAAGGTCAACAATTTCGCCAGCCTTGGTTCGCTTGATTTTCTGCCCACCGAAACCATCCTTGGTTACATTCGGGTACATATCGCCACTGTGGGTGCTCAGCCGAACGTGAGCAACAATAAAGTCTGGGTCAAGCGGGTCACGCTCGCATCGTATGATTTCCGACGACCATCCAGTCACCCCGAAGCAGCGATTCAGACGAGTAATCACCTCACTAACGGGAATGTACGTCAGGGATGTTCCACCCTTTCTCAGTTCCCGCTCAACTTCGGGAGGGAAGGGCTCGCTCAGGTCGACGAGAAGACGATGTAGGTCTTCTTTGCGCTTTTGTTCATCTTTTGCGCGTCGCTCGGAGTAATAGGAATCCTCCGCAATGCGCTCTTGTAGATAGTTGGTTGCTGCGATTGGCTCGCTGTCCACTTCGTTCTCTCCATTCGTTTTAGTTTGGGGTTGCTTCTTGGCGGTTGCCATTATTGGTCCTTTTTATTACTTCTTTGACGTTATGGAAATGCTGACTTTGCCTTCGGATTTTTCGCAATATGAATCAGCCGACACGCCAATTTTCCCAAGTTCACCCACTCGCCAATATGACGGTGCGGCGTAATCAAGCATCTTTGCCATCATCTCCGTTGGTGACAATAGGACCTCGCCGGTGTCCATGTCAATGGATGATTCGTAAATTCTGTTGGCGACAATTGTGGCAAGACCCTTGTGGTCCCACGCTTTCCTGTCTGCTCCTGTTCGGCGCTCGACCTGCTGACCGGAGGGGAGGAGGATAATGTTCTCTTCCATTTTCCCGATTGCCGCCTGCTCAAGTTCACCATCCAGCAGGCCCAAATCTTTCTTGAGTTCACGGAGTGCGTATAGCACCTCGCAGACTCCGCCGACCTCCATGTCGGGTGAATTCACAACATCATTAATGCAGTTGCTCAAAATTTGCCGAATATCGGCAATGCGCTCTAGCGCATCCATTGGAACCCCTTCCGTATTAAGCGTGTCAGACGATGATACCCACTCGCTTGCGTTGGGGCAACCCCAAACCAGCAAGATGTGTAAATGCACCGACGGCAGAGTCTACCTGGTCGTCGTGGTCGCACGCTTCAGGAAAGGTGGATAACTCATCAAGCCAGTCGGTGAGCCAGGGGCCACGGACGCACCTAACATTGCCGTTGGCCACGGCAGCCGCAAATGGTCGCGCCCTGGTTACCTTGTCGCCCGTTGACCTGATTCCCATAAAATCAAATCCCGGAAGAACGTACCGAGCATATTGGTCAACTAGCCCCTTGCCCGATGACCCGGGTTCTTGCTCCATGCGAATTGCCACGGCATGCCCATCCTCGTAGGCGGTCTGAGCAATCAATTCCTCCACCTTTTCGCCTCGTACCCTCGCACGACGTACGTCAAGGACATACGCAATTCCGCCATCGAATAACATTAATGTACCAACGGTCCAGTCGGGGTTGGGATTTGAGTGAGAAGGCTCCGTTGCGGCAAGGTCCCAGAATCTGACGGCACGGGCCGATGATGTAATTTTGGGGATATCGGTCTGGTCGATAATCACAATTGACTCTCGTTGGAACATCGACCCGAGGGTAGTGGCCCACCAGTCGCCCTCTTCTAGGCGGCGACGCTCAAGTGGGTCCAGTGCCTGCAGTGCCGTGCGATAAGAGTCGGCGTCAATGCCGGGGTTATCGGACAATTTTGATGGTACGAAAATGCGACCCTCGCTTTGCCCCTCTACGATGAATCTCTGGCGCACCCAGTTTGGTGCAGGGTTGCAGGCTGAGCGCATCCTGAGGGGGACTTGGGCCAGTGGGCCTGAAGCCGGGCGACGTAGACGAGAGAACATATATCGGTAGTCCGATTCCCTGATTTCGGTCACCTCGTCCATGCCGATAAACTGGAATTCGGCACCCTTATAGCGCAAGAAGTCCTGTTGGTTATTTAGGTAACCAAAGGAAAGTCGTGCCCCAGAAGGGAATATTGCGGTGTAATTATTGGCGTTCCAGCGAACATCATCGACGGTGGACATCCAATTAATGAACCGGTCCATGATGGCTCCAGGAAGGGCCAAGTCGGCATATGTACGACGGAAAATAATTGCAGAATAGCCAGGAACATCTACATATTGCAACGCTGACATTAATAATGCTGACGATTTCCCACCACCTGCTGCTCCGCCAAATAATGCTTCTAGCGAATATGTTCGGAGGAAAACTTTTTGCGTGAGTGACGGTTCTTCCGGGCAGAACGATGGTTGCTTTGGCTCCAAAAATTGGAGAACTTTATTCCAGTCAGTCATCTTCCACTCCGGACGGCCCGCGATGTATTAGATTGCATCTCGTGAATCACTTTAAGGCACACAAGAACCATACCATATGAAAACAATTATCGCAAAATTACTACTTCGGTTAAGAGTTCATCTACAAAGGGAGCGTATCGTGACTCGTTCCTTTTCCGCTCATTTTTTAATGGTATTGTTTGTATTGCTCACAGCCATTGGAGCAGGTCTTTTGTTGCCCCCTTTGGCCCTTATCGTGGCAGGTGTAAATTGCGGAATATACGGATATCTGCTGGGCTCTGATTAATTATGGCTTGGAACAAAACCGACAATAAGTCGCTTGACAACCAGGGGCAGAAATCTGCATTTGGACCTGGTGGAACAGTCGCGCAAAACTCGTCCTACGTTGGCAAGGGCTACCGCGACCCATGGGATATTGAACGGGCATACCGCGAGGGCATGCAGAAGGTTACGTGGGTAGCGCGCTGCATTGATGCGATTGCCGGGAATCAGGCACGGTTGCCAATAATTTTGCGTAAAGACAATTCTCCCGAAGGAATGATTGTCAAGGGTAAGGCAGCGAAGAATAGTAGTTTGCTAGACATCCTAAATACCAAATCAAATATTGGTGAAAATTCATTTATATTCAGATATAGGGTTTCATCGCAATTACTGCTCGGCACACGTGGTGTATTCATTGAGAAAGTTCGCGGGCGCGACGGTGGAGTCATAGGCCTAAACCTCCTTCCCCCGCAATCAACATCCCCAATCCCAGACCCCAAGACATTTGTGTCTGGGTACGAAGTTTTAATGCCTAATGGCGACAAGGTTATTATGAAGCCAGAAGATGTCTGCTGGATTCGTAGGCCGCATCCAATTGACCCGTATCTTTCGCTCACTCCGATGGAGTCGGCAGGCATTGCCATTGAAATTGAGAACCTTGCCAAGTTATATAACAGAAACTACTTACTGAATGACGGGCGACCCGGTGGCCTGCTTGTTTTGCGTGGCGAAATTGATGATGATGATAAAGACGAACTACGCAATAGGTTTAGAGGTAATTTAGGTCGCGTTGGTCAAACGACGGTTATTTCTGCCGATGATGGCGTCGACTTCGTTGATACCTCATCGAATCCACGAGATGCCGCCTATATCCAGATGCGCCAAATTACTAAAGAGGAAATCCTTTCTTCATTTGGCGTTCCAGAATCAGTAATTGGTAATGCCGCAGGCAGAACGTTTTCGAATGCCAGTGAAGAAATTCGTGTTTTCTGGAACGAGACAATGTCTCCACACCTCGAAGTTCTTGCGCGCGCCTTTGATGAACTTGACCCCGAGCACTACGTTGATTTTGATACATCCAGTGTCCCTGTTCTAATTATTGCAAAACAGGAAGTAGAGAGATACCTGCTAGAGGAATTGCGCGCTGGATTGATTTCTGTCAACGAGTATAGAACTGGAACTGGTCGCAAGGATGTTGAGGCAGATTTAGCCGACAGCCTCCTCATGAATCCCAACCTCACCCCAATCGCCAATACAAAGAAGCCAATGGCGCCTGCACAGCCCGGAATGCCAATGCCAGGAGCGGGCGGTCCTGGAATGCCACCAGGAGCACCAGGAATGCCCCCTGGAGCGCCGGGTATGCCTCCAGGAATGCCTGGTGGCGATATGGCAGCAATGCCGCCTGATATGGCTGCCGGAGCACCACCAGACCCAACCACGATGGCTGGTGCCATGGCCATAGAGTCGATGGGTGCTGCTGCCCCACAGCCTCCAATGCAGGGAGGCATGCCTCAGGGCATGGGCATGATGAGCGCCACAAGCCATGAGATATCCACCAAGGACGACGCCAATGAAACATCACTTTCAAGATGGACAGAAATCCTCGATAGAGGAATAGAGCGAGTCCTGGAGCGCATGCAGCGCGTGGTGTTAGAGAAGGTTGGCGGCCAGAAATCCAGAAAGTCACTAATGCAGGGCTCACTGGATGTTGATTCCGTCCTATCCCTGGATGTATGGCATAAGCAAATTGACGAAGACATCAAGCCGGTTTTATCAACAATAATTCGTGATTCCCAAGCACTTTACTCCGAAAAGTCTGATGGATACAGAATTCCCGCTGCACAGGACACTGTTGTGAACATTGAATCACAAATGACACGAATCAAAGAAATCATTGACGGGATTCATTCACAAGTTGGTTCGGCAATCTACAACTCATATGGGATTCAGGAAGAATCCGCACGGAATACCGCCCTACGCTCTTCCATTACGTCAATTTTCATTGACGCAATAGCCAACACCCGACCAAAGGTTGCTTCCGGCGAGGCGCGACGGGCTTGGGAATTTAGTCGCCCGTAGTTTCAGTAAAGTTGGCTACATTTATTTACTGAAACTCCATCTAATTACCCCTAGTTGCACCAATAAACAGCAGGTAGAACTATTATTGAGAATGTCGTTAGGAGCAGTATGTCTACAGACCAAATTAGTTTCAAGGCACTGAATGGCCAGATAAACATTGACGAGGCACAAGGCATTGTTGAGTGCTTTGTGGCCGCAGTTGGCAACAAGGACTCGGTCGGCGATGTTGTCGCTACTGGCGCCTTTACTGAAAGCCTCAAGCGCCGCAAGCCTCGGGTGGTCTGGGGGCATAGTTGGAATGACCCCATCGGCAAGGTTCTTGAAATTTACGAGGTTCCTGCAAGCGACCCTCGTTTACCAATGAAGATGAAGCAGGCTGGCGTGGGTGGACTTTTTGCGAAGGTTCAATTCAACCTGGCCACCGAAAAGGGTCGCGAAGCCTTTGCTAGTGTTGCATTCTTTGGCCAGGAGCAAGAGTGGAGTATTGGGTACAAGACGCTCAATGCTACGTTTGACCCCGGTACACAGGCCAATATTCTTCATGAAGTTGAATTGTATGAGGTTAGTCCAGTTCTTCATGGCGCTAACCAACTTACTGGCACCATCTCCGTCAAGAGCGACGAAGCAGAAAAGTGCGGGAATCCAATGCCTCGCATGCATCATATGCCCGGAATCCCTAGTGGGGCCGCAATTGTAGGTCGGCCAGTTCTACCCCAAGTCGTGCGTCAGGTATCCGCAATAGCGCCACAGCGCCAACAGGAGCGCGAGGACATCTTTGGTGAAGGTGAAGCGCGAGTACTCCCCGATGAGGCACGCAATGCACTTGCCATGGAACTAATGAGCAGGTCGCGATTGCCCCTGGACATCATTCACGCAACGGAGAATTCAGTTACTTTCAATCGTGATGCCGGAAATGGCAACTCAGTCACCTATCGCCTGTCTTACCATCGCGAGGAAGAGACAGGCGAATATATGTTTGGTAAGCCAGAAAAAATTGGCATGCGTAATCAGCAGAGCACAATGCCAACAGCACCAGTTGTCGTTCCATCACAAATGCCATCAATGCCAATGAGTGTCAAGCCAGGTTCTGGCATGCCGACAGGAATGATGTTTCTGTCTTCTGGCGGCAAGTCTCTAGATGAGGCAATGGATGAAGCGGCAGACATTATCATTGATGTGGCAACAAGCGGTTCGGCACTGCCCGCAGAGAAACTGCAATACGCAATTGACCTACTTCAGGGTTTAACCGGCTCAAAACAGGACCCAGTAGAAGAAGAGGTTTTTACCGTCCTATGCACGCCGGAAGAAGCATTCCATGTAAAGAGTTTGCTTGACCCAGTAATTGATTATCACCGTCTCGACGCTGAGGTTGACCACCAGGGAATTCATATCTCCAACGGCCTTACACAGGAAGCAATCACCGCACTAGAGAATATCGCCCTCACAATTGACGATGTTCTCTATGGCCAGGCTGGTGGTTCAAAAAAATAATAGTGCCCGGCTTTGCTGAGTTAGGGCTAGACGCCGAATCTAAAGCACTGGGCGGAAAACTCGGTCAGCGTATTGGTGGTGGCCTTCGTGCTGCGCCGCCTGGGATGTCGTTCGTTGACGTCACAGGACGAGTAGACGCCGATAACGATGGGATTGTTTTTGAGGGATTACCCCTTGAAAGACCCATTATTCCTAGATTCATCGTTCCACGCAGTATTGCAAAGTCTGTTGCAAAACTTACCCAGGGCGACTCTGAAGAGATTGAGCGCAAGCGGCGTGCTGGCAATACCGATATCTCATTTAGCCAGGAAAAACTGCAGAGCATTGTTTCAAGAATTGATAAAGACTCAAGCGTTGGTATTGCAAGCAACGCCGAAGTAGATGGCGCAATTGATACGTCCGTGCGCCCGGGTCCGAATGTCGGTCGCGTAGTACGAAGTACACGAAGCATCAGAGAACGAATCCCCCTAGGAGACATCCTTGAGCCGACACAGAGGCCCAAAAAAGGAACAGACGGCGACGAGGCGATTAGCGACAGTCAGTTCTGGGTGGATATTCGTAATGGATTAGAGAAGCGCCTCATGGAGTCCGGCGATTGGACGGATGACCAAAAGAAACGCATTAAAAATCAAGTTTCCAACTTGATAATGAATCTCCAAGCCATGCGAGACGACTGGCAATCAATGGGTCGTCGTGAACGTTCCGGCATTCTTAGGCGGGAAAAACTCATTGATGGTTTTGGGTCGCACCCAGATATAGACATGACCATTGATGACATCATCGAGGGGTCAGAACTCCGAGTACACGACGATGGAACAATCTCGCTGAGAATGCCAACGAATACGGTCTTGCGCCGTTTGCTCCCTGACAATAGGGATTACCACAATACGGAGATTCCAGACAGCGAGACGATTCTGTCAATTTTTGACGAGGTAGAGCCACGCAAGAAGTATGGACGCTGGCATAAATTCTTTGATTCCATTTTTATCAAAGACCCTGAAGGTAGGAAAAAACCTCGGCTTGCGCGCCCCTTCGATGATGGAGAAGAACTCCCCTTCCATGAATTTTTTAACAAAAAATACAGAGAACATCTAAAAGAACAGTTGCCATCCGTAAATGTGGCATTAAGTGTACGCACTAACGAGATAGCGGCGATGCTTCTTAAGCATTATATTATTCCGGAATTGGAAAAAGTGCCGCGCAATGAACGTGCAAAAGTTGCCAAGCGCCTGATAGATAATGACTTTTTTATCCATGGATATCTACAACTCATGTCAGACCCACATGCAGTGCCGGAGGTCCATGGCGAACTAAGCAATTACTTAGTCTCACCACTTGCAATGCTCCATGACCTCATGGGTCATTTCGCTCTAGGAAATACATTTGACAGACATAGTGAGTGGGGAAACATCCTTGCCCTGATTTCGCTTGCTCGCGATAAGGATTTCTGGAATAAATTACGAGAATTACCGGGCCTAGAGAGCCTCACCGATGAAGATAGGGAAGTCTTTATTCGGTCAAACCTAATGGAGATTGCTGCACGTTGGCTTGGTATTGTTGCCTCGCCAGACAAACCAGAACGCGCAAGGGGACGCTTTGAAGAAACAATCAGAGACTACGACGGCCCTATAGACGAGTTGCTTGACAAACTTGACCCACCAAGTACTCGCTCCAGTAGGTCAAGTCGTTCTGTGCGCCAGACCCCATTGACCGAAGCATCAGATGACATGCTTGCCCGCCTGGCGGGGGATTCTCTTGACGGAATTCTAATTAGAAATGAGTTGCTTGATTCAGTTGATGCTCCCAGGGTTACCAAGAGGAACGACAATGGCGTATCCATTGATGGCCTCCGGTCAACACGGAAACGAACATCACTACGCCAGGAAGACCCTGAATATCGCAGGATTTTTGGGAAATCGGCGCTTGAGGGCTATTACTCCCAATTGGGGAAAGAACTAGATTCCATTGAAAAAGCAATTGCCCATTGGGAAGAAACAGGCGATTGGCTAGGGAAAGATTTTGATGTAGCGGAACCACGCGTTAGTGGTAGGCGCAGTCGTGGAAGCATGACCAATCTCACCAAAGAAGAACTTAGTGAGGTTCAAACGCCAGAAGAGCAACGAGAGGCCTTTAATCGTTATAGAAATAATTTAATAGAACTACGAGAAGATGCTGTCGAGCGTCTTAGGGTTATTGAGCAGTTTGAGCGCGGAGAAACTCCACGAAACGTGGACATGGACAACCTCCGTGACCACCCAGAATTCGTTCGCTTGGCCGAAAGAGGTCGCGCCCTCATCACTGGTGCTGTCGAGTCAGAGAACCCCGGTCAGCAGTATGGTGATTTTGAAAACGAAGATGTCTTATTCCTGACGCATACTGGTGTCCCCGTACTTGATGGCGGCGTACTGGACCCCCAATTCACTGCCGGTTTTGGCGAGGCATCCGAAATTATCGGTGGTGCCAAAAATTCTAAGCGCTCAAATGAGGCTGGTCGCAATCTGCTAATTCGCGCTTACGAGCAGGCGGAAAAAGACCTTGAAATAACTCGTAGCGAACTTGAAGAATTTGAAAAAGTTGGTGTAAACACTGAACAGATTGAACGATTAAAAAAGACGATTGCAGCCAGAGAACAATGGCTTGCCGATAATAAACAATTCCATGATTACGCAAAATCTGGCCGCGAACATCTTTCTTACTATCCAGCAGATATAAGAATTGGTATCGGTTACGCTCGTGACAGAAATGATGAAGGAGCAAGCCGAGTCTATTTGGCGGCGGTTCCTAAGTCGCAAGCCACCATGTACGCAGGGCCAATTGGTTTCCCCCGCAGTGAACGCGAATATCAGGTTTTTGAAAAAGTTGAACCTATTGCATCTATTGAATTCGCGAGCAGTGCACGGACCGGAACAGAATCAGACACAGACGCACTGAATGCAGCAACTGGATATTTTGAGAGAGTTGCCAACGAGTGGAACAAAGAAAATTCTGGAAGTACTCGTAGCGCCAGGTACAGCCTGTCAACGCGCAGCACGACAACTAGCGCAGAAGACGAAAAGACGCGGAAAGTCCAAGAAAATAGGGAACGTTCGCGGGAAAGAATGACAAAAGTCGCAAAATTGGGGGACGAACATTCTCGCTCCATGCTGGAGAGTAATGCCGAATTGCGTAATGCAGTGCAACAGATTCGCGACGCAGTGGAAAACCTGAGCACAGAAGAATTGCGAGAAATAATTGGCCCCATAGGGACGGTAGATGGCGAACGGGGGTACGTGGAGTACGTGCTCAAAGCCGTCAATTCATCAATGAGGCAAAACGTTCGCCCACTTTATGGTTTTGTCGAAGATAGAACCAATAAAGCACTTCTTTCTCTTACGAATGCGCTAGTTAAGCCCTCTCCAGAAAAAGAAAGAATTGTTCGCCAGATTGAACGCGCGATAGGAGATAGGCCAAAAAGACTTGGTGGCGAAGAAAGAGTACTTGCAAACGACTTTATTACTGCAAAAGATTTTGCTAACTCGCATTGGCATGGCGCCTGGATTTACCCTGATGGCCGCATCTATCCGGTTATGTCACATGATGCCGAGTATGAATACAGCGATGCATTCGATGATGGCCTCGTTCGCCTACTTTTCGGTCCCCCCGGAAACGTAAATATCGATGCAATAGGATTAAATGACAAACAAATTGACGCCATTGCTAACATAGTGCAACTTTCTGATGCTCCAGCAGTATCAGTCAGCCGCAAACGCCGTGATTATGGCGGCGATACCATTCCGGCATTGTTCCCCATCGGTGAGTTTGACCTAACATCCAGGACCCCTTCTGCCAAAGAAATAAAGGAATTCCTTGGAACGGAAGACTTCGTAGAAAAACCAGATTTCATCCCAGAATGGGCGAGACTAAGTTCGGACAGGGATGCGCGGACATCAACGGGAATGCCTAGTACTCGCTCGCGAACGATGCGAGCAAACGATGAGCAATCCCCCCGCCGCAATAGAGTTGCTCGCCGTCGAGGTGAATTATCGCGAGATGAAGATATTGCCGAGGGTCTTGCGGAAATAGAAGAAGAAAAGACGGCAAGCCCGTGGGAAAAATACAAAATTCTGCAGAGTGATGATGGTGTCTATTATGCGGACAGAATATCCAGCAGGGAAGTTTCCCTTCTTCGTGCAGGCAAACTAAAGCCACCCGCATATCCATTCTTTGCACCAAGAGGTGGCGGCTCAAATCAGGAGACTGGGGAGGGGTACTACTTCTCCATTACTGGCCAAAAATTCAATGGACGGTATGGCGCATCTGGCGCCTTGGTGCGACGCCGTAGGGGGCTATCCGGAGATTATGAATACCTACTAGCCAGACGTGCCCCATGGATGAGTTCTGGGGGCGGACAATGGTCATTCCCTGGTGGTGTCCATAAGGATAAGGACAGTTCTGAAATTCCGATGGAGACAGCGGTGACGGAATTTAGGGAGGAAGTTGGCGGTGACTTGGAGGGGCTATTGCCGGTTTATTCCTACCGTGACCAACGTGCTCCGGATTGGGCATACGACACCCATGTCTACGAAGTTGGCAGACGAGACCTATCTGATGTGAAAATCGGAGATGGGGAAAACACTGAAATCGGTTGGTTTAGTGCGTCAGAAATAATGGATATGAATAAAAATGGCAAACTTCTTCGGTCTTTCGGACTCGTTGCTCCAGAGATTTTTGCCAATTCGGGAGACCATTCCCTGACAGAGCGCGAACCGGGCGGAATCGGCCGACTGTTCAAGAGAATGCGTGGCAGAACGACTGGCACGGATGGGCTTGCGTCATCCTCTACCCGCTCTACTCGCTCATATATCTCCCCAAGAGAACAAAGGGCCCTGGCCGTCATGAAGGCAGACATGCAGCAGAGGCGTGAGCAAATTACAAAACAAATGCAAGAAAAACGCCTCGCTAATAATGCAGCCCTAGTCAAACTCCTTGACGATATAACAAAGTCACTAGACAACGGGAAGTTGAATAGGGCTACGTTGAGGGAAATTAGATTCCTGAGTGGTCGTGCCGATTATCCACTGCGTTCGCCATCAATGACGCCAGAAATGCTGAGAGACCTTCAGCAGGACATACGAGCGATTGTTGATATGAGAGGAAAGCCAGATGAGGGGGCGGCAAACATATTGGCAGCAATTGGTGATGAACTACGGATGAGGGCAAAGGCTGACGACTCTGCTCGTTTGGGTTCGGAAAAACGACCGCTACAGATGAAGTTCATGACCGTGGATGAGTTTATTAATTCTGACTTTTTTGGAGCATGGCTGTATCCAGATGGGACGCTTTATCCAGTTATTGGTGAGCACGGAGACGAACACGACTACCTTAACGCCTACGACGATGGGGTGGTCCGATTCCGCATGAGTCGTGGGAATATTACTGAAAAAATAAATTCAAGAGGCGAAAAAGTACTTGAGCAGATAAGGCCATATATTGGCTTCGAGGCTGGCGATGTTCGGTTTACCGAAGAACAAATAGATGCAATTGAGCGTATCTATGCTGAAACTGGCGCCGACATTCTTGCTTATTCCATAAGTGATAAAGACGAGATTGATTTTGCTAGACGCACCGGAGTTCAGGAAATCCCGAAGAAGGATAAAACTCTATCCATTGGTGTTCTCGGAAATTCAGAAAAAAGCGCGATTGGTGACATTATCCGTGGAGTGGAGGGTGAAACAGATGCACCAACACCACGTGGCGAAGGGTATGAATATGGTGGTACGCGCAGTGTCCGTGGACAAAGTATCGCAACACAAATGGGCGACGAAATCGACGATACAGCACAAGGTAGTAACATCCCATCGACACGCTCCAAGCGCGGCAAGAATCGCAAAAAGTGGAATGTCACTGGGGACAAAAAAGTTACTGGTGACATGAAAAAATTGACGCCAGAACAAGTCAGGCAAGAACAGGAGCAAAAGCGCCGGGCAACCAAGATTCCCGGAAAACGCAAAGAAGGTCCATCTTCTCGGGAATGGCTCAATATTACGAGAAGCACTATCGCCCCAGGCAACAATGCGAAAGAACAATACATAAATGGTCTTTCGGCAATGAGAGCCGGTGGCGAACTCAGGCCGCTCGGTCGTCCATTGTCATCCCAAAATAGTGATGGCTCAATGTCTTATATATCATTTGGCAGCGATGTCAAACCTGGTGACATTCTCCCCGATAACTTCATGCAATCCCTAGCATCACAGGGTGACGCTAGATATTCGGTTGCTTCGGTTGGGCGAATGCGAGATGGTGTTAATAAATTGGTCCTTCGTGACCTAGTGAGTGGTAATGCCATATCGGCAGTTATCCCCGATGACCAACAACTTCTTAATGCCAATCGTCCAGCAAGTACCCGTAGCGGACGTACTCGGATACCCGCTGTATGGAGAGATACGGTAGAGGATTTCCGCGCAGGTTCAACTGACGCAATAGTCGGAAGAGTTCGTGGATTGCTAGATGAACTGAATGACTCACGAGATGAGTTGAAAGAACTAGATGCACAATTTGATGCCGTTAATTATGAATGGCCGAATGCCGAAATGGAAAATCGTTCAGCATTTCTTGATGAGTCAATATTGGCTATTGAACGCGAAGTAAATGAAATATTTGCTGCAGCCCAGCACCTTGTTCGCGAAGAGCGTCAGGCAGCACTCACTTCAGCATCATACAAAAAAGCGAAAAAGCAAGCATCAGGCTATAACGATGCAGCCGAAAGGTTTGGACTTACCGAAGAGGACTGGGCGGATGTCTTGTCACTTCTTGAATATGACTCAGCATTGGAGCGGTCATTATTTGACACCGGGCCACGTGGCACGTCTCGCCCAGTAGGAATGAATCGCACCTCAGCGTCAGAACTAGCAGAAGAACTCAATCAACTAGCAAGCAACGACCAGGTTGGCTCCTACATTGACATGCTTGAAGTTGACTCAATCATCAATGGAAGAGACATTGATGATGAAGATAGGTCGTTCATCAATAAATCTGCATCAGACATACTCGAAAATGCAATCCTCTCCGTTCGTCGCAAGAGAAAACTGGCCGATGCAAAACAAGCCGTCATTAATACAACCGCTACAGAACTAGACGAACAAGCCGTATTGGCGATATCCCCATCAACTCGGAGTGTTGCATCCCCTCGGATAACGAGTAAGGCAACAGTCAAAATGGGTACTGATTTGCGAAATTCGGAACAATTATTCCCTGGTCGCTCAAGCAAGTTCGCTAATTCCAATGTTTCATTCGTCGCATACGATGGGAACCGCAATGAACTCATTATCGGCAGGAATGGCGGCATTTATCGCTATGGCGGAATGAATGATGAGGTTATTGATACTTTCCTTAAAAGCAGAAAGACAGTTGACGCATCGCTAAATCAACTTGATAAAGATTCCAGTTATACGGTATCGCCAGATGGCAGCCGTCGCGGTCTTGTCCCAGGGCTTGCCCAACTCCTTGAACGAGATGCCCGGAGAGTGAAACTAAGTTCTACGGAAACATCTCTAATAAAGAATCTTGCAGGTGCTTATTCGGCATCATCCAGGGACGAGGTTGCTCCCGTTGACCCAATCAGGGCTCACTCAATTGCTAAGAAACTATTTGCGAATCAAGAGGCTGCTGCCGCGATTAACATCGTTGATGCACTAGAGGATTCTAGGAGTGCGCGCCTTTTGCCAGATGGAATAGCACCCATGTATCGTCCTCTTCCAAAAACGCCATCAAATACCATTAGCATTATTTTGGACAACAATGATGCTGGAATAGTTCGTGATGAACTGGCAGAATTGAGAAAGCGTTTTGCCAATAATCGCGAAATCACTTCGGCGATTGATGTCTATGACAAACTTATTGCTGGTGGACAGAGTGGTGGACTCAAGACTGCATTCAGTATGTCGCCAGCAGAGTATGAGTTTATTCGTGATGGTATAACTGCTCTTCGTTCATCGAATATGAGTGATGGCACGGCAAGTGCTGCATTGCTTGACCATGCAGCATCATCACCAAAATTAAAATTTGATGCAACCGAATTCCCTCAGACAAACGGAACTGACGTGAACTCACTGTTCAACTCAGGGGCACCCTACTCGCTAAATAAAGAGCGTCGCCAAAAACTTCTTGATTGGGCGCAAGGTTCAAATATGAAAGTTGCGCAATCACTTGCTAACGAGAAATTTAAAACAATAGCAACATGGAAGTCGTTGGATGCTATTAGGGAATTCTCCACACCAACACGTTCTGCTGTTGGGTCTTTGGCGCCAAGAAAGGGTGGTGACGAAGCAGGAACACCATTTGCAGAAATGGCACCGTCGGACTATGCGGATATGGCACCGTTGGACAAATTGTCATGGATTAAAGAGAACATGGTGCAGGGTGGTGGGGATAAGGGCCTGAGACAAAGCGATGCCATCAAGCAGGCTCGCGAAGTTATGGATGCACTCAATATGGTCCAAGACAACCTCAAGCGTCGTGATAACTACGAGAGTGTTATTTACGGCAACGGTTCTGGCACTGCCGCAACTCCGGATTTTGCAAAATCTTGGGAATCACTTGGCATGAAAACAAGAGATATTCTAGATAATGAGTCAAGAAGTGTCTTCTACAATGATTTCCGCAACCTAAACCACATGCAGGCAGCAGACGTAGTGCGCCGCTTAAGGCCTGAAGCAGATAAGCGCAGGACTGGAGTTAGCGAAATACCCGACAACGACCTTAACTTGATATGGGATGACATTATGGCCTCAAGTCAAAAACTTCTTGATGCCATTGATAAGCGGCGAGAACTAGGTCTTGAGGACGAAGACCTGGACTTGCCTCCTGTTCCTGTCCGGTCATCAAGAGTTCAGTCTCCCGTCCGCCCGACTCGCAGTGGAATCCAATTGCCAGTAGACATTACTGCACCACCAAAAGCGACAGCACCATCGCCCACTAGAGGTGAGGATTCTCCCGTCAGCACCCCGTCCAACCCAACGGCTGCCAGGGTTCGCAGGCAGCGAATTGCTTCAGGAATTGGAAGCATCATAGGGGAGTACCAGAGTGAACTTGATTCGGTTTATTCAACCAGATATCAGGACAATCGGCACTCTCAGGTATGGGACGATGTCAAGAAATTATTCGCGGATGCTGATGGTGCTGGGATTGATTTTGGTATCGGAAATATTGATGACGCAATTGACATTCTGGATGATTACCTGACTAGTGATTTTGTCGTTGACGCGATGGATGGAAAACCCAATGGATTTGCTCCGCGTGCTTCCGTAATTGGCAAAAAGTATGTACAAAATAGTATTGATAGGGCATCTGGAACTCGTGATTATCTAAATAAATTGCGCAATGAATTAATGACTGATGAATTCATTGACAAGGCACCAGGGCGTGGGGCCCCCCTTGTCCGCTCAATGCCCGAAATGGACATTGTTCCAAAAACCAGATATGTACCACGCATCCGTGGTCGTGCCATTGATGCATATTTTGCTGCACGCAAAAATGAGGTTATGCAAAGTACTCGCTCCACTCGGTCTTCGGTCAAGGAAGGCAGGGCAGAAATACGTGCAGAGCGTACGAAATTCAACGAACTCCTTAATTCGCTTGATAGGGAGATAAGCAAGGCCGATGACCCGCGTCATTCTGCCGCCCTGAACTTATTGAAGAAGACATTGACCCGTCAGAAATCCGGGAAATTGAGCGACAGGAGAACCAATGCTGGTGCCCTGTATTTAACGCAAGACGAAATTGACGAAATTATTGAAGCACTTTATGTTGCGCTAGACAGACAGGTGGAGCGGGGTGGCGAAGCAAGGATGGCCCTATTTGGCGAAATGGCAGAACTAATGGCGAAGGCTGCCATGGCCACATTCATCAACAGAACAGCAGAACCAGTTCACTCACGAACAATTACTAAGATAAATGAGAACGGCGACGAGGTAGAGATTGCCCTGAATGATTAGCAAAAGTTGCAGAAATGACAGCACATAATTGCTGTATACTCTAAACCCAGGAGACAATTTATATTTAACCTTTCCACCGGGAGGTCGTCGCCGCGACTACTATCCCAATGGAGTAAAACAGTTCGCTGTGGTCCAAACTACAAGGAGTCGCAACAATGAGTTATGAGCAAAAAGCAATCGTAAAAATTGACAGTGATGGTGCGGTTGCTAAGTGCGCCAAAGGCCTTGCAGGTGGAGAGTGTGGCTACAAGGCTGGCTCCAAGGTATGTGGAAAGTGTGGCGCAATGGCCGTCGAGGTCAAGATGGTGCCCGTTAACGAAGTTGCCGAACTGCCCGAGGATGAGATGTCCGAAGAGGAGTACAAGAAGATGCTCATGATGCGTCGTGCCAAGAAAGAAATGGGCATGAGCATGGATGTTGATATGGAAGACGAAGAGGATTCCGCAGTATCCGATTACCTTGAGCCCATGAAGAAGGGTGGCATGCGCATGCGTATGCCCATGATGGACGAAGAGATGGACGAAGAAATGTATGCGAACGGCAAGGGTGGTATGCGCATGCGCATGCCCATGCCCGAGGCTGACGGCGACATGATGGACGAAGAAGAAGACATGGAGCCAATGGCAACCCCCAAGGGTATGCGCTGGGGCAAGCGCATGATGTCCTACAAGGAAGAGGACGAAGAGATGATGGAGGGTGACGAAGACGAGGAAATGATGGAGGATGAGGAAGACGAAGATGAGATGGGCGATGTAATGCCCATGCGTCCTGCTGCTTCTGGAATGACTCCAGACCTTGAAGCAGCCCGCCTGAAGCGCCTCCGTTCGCTCGGTACAAAGTCAGCCGATATTGGACTCAATGGGTTTATGTGCGCAATTGAGCGCAAGGTTTACCCTGGCTCTATCTCTGTCTGCGATGACTGCCCTGGTGGTTGTGTTGCAGAGAAGGGTCTGCCCGGCTTGTTGCATGTCGAGGGTCTTGCTGAAACAATGTTCAAGGGCGATGTAATTGACTCTGGCTATTCCTCAGAAGCAGACATGTTTGTCGTTGACGTTCAGACCAAGTCTGGCTACGTGAATGAAGTTTTCATTGACGGAACAACTGCAGAGGTTCTTGGTTTCCATCGTCTTGACGACAGCATTTTTGAGCAGAAGTCACTTATGGACGACATTGAACTCATCGACTTCAACGAGGCTGCTGAGATTGCCGTTAAGTCGGTTCCTGGAACCGTCATGGCGGTTGAGCCCAGCGTGTTTGAGGGCTTTGATGCTTATCAGGTGGAAGTGGACGGTTTTGACAGCAAGTCCTATGACGTTTACGTTGCCCTGGATGGCGAGGTTCTCGGGTGGGACAAGTGGGAGCCGGACGATGTTGATGAGATTGAGGCCGAGGCTGCAGAAATTTCACTCAAGCGCGCCTTCTCCGAAGAGACACGCCAGCAAATGGCTGAGTCTGGTGAAGCAATGGAAGACGGCTCTTTCCCAATCTCCGGAGAGGCTGACCTACGCAACGCAATTATGGCTCACGGCAGAGCGAAAGATATTCCTGCTGCCAAGCGTCACATCATGAAGCGCGCAATGGAACTCGGTATGGAAAAACTGATTCCAGCAGAATGGGCTGCGGGCGAAAAGAGTATCTCTGTTGATGGTGACTCTGAAGGAGAGTTCCTTAAGAGCCTCGTGGAGTTTGAACTTCTGCAAACAGAAGTCGGCGACGACAAGTAATACAGTCGGGATTGGAGCCCGGAATGGCGGGTAAAGGAATCCCTCATAGGCACATAAGCCGCAAGGTTGGTCGTCTCAGCGACCGCAATGTCAATGAGGTCTGTCTTTATTTCAAAGAACTACGGATGCATTCCGCTGCTCGTCCGACCCTCAATGCCAATATTGCAGTTAAGGCCCTACCAGAAGGTGCAAAAGCCGAAGGTTCTGGTGCTGAACGTGACGAGACTGGCGAAAATAATGATGAGCCAACACTAAAACTTGACTGGGACCCCAAGGCCAAAAGAAAGCCCGGTCAAATCCTTAAGTTGACAACCACGTTTGCTGAGTTGACTTCTCCAAAGGGCGCAAAGTTTGGCTGGATTGACCCACCTGGTCCCAAAACGCGAGAAGAAGCACTCGCCGCAATCAAAAAATCACAAGAAGAAATTTCAAGTCGTCCTGGCGTATTCCTTCGTAAATATAAAAGAGACTCCGATGGCGAGTTGACTACCGAAATAGAAAACGAAGTTCGGATTAAGGAATTGGGCCGCAGTATTGGCTCAACAATGGGGCGCGTATCAACTCAGGCATTCCAGGCGGCGGGCGGCATCATTGATGCTAATGGAAAACTGCGTTGCCCACCTGGGACGCCGAACGCCAACCAATTCACTGACATTGATATGTCCAACTGCAATACCATTGGACTGGGGAGCGTGGTTAGGGCCGCTTTCCGTGTTGGTAGACGCCTAGATGCAATGGCTGAGCGCGGAGCAGAAGTCAGGCAATACGGGAGAAGCCTCACACCATATGAGCGTGAGCAACAAAATCGTTTCAAGGCAACCAGGGCAAACGCAGTTCAGCCACGCGAAGCAACTCAACTCGCCGATGCCGATTTTAATGCCAGAGTTGATGGATTGCTTGAGAGATTCGGAGTCACCGCCGATGAAGCATCGTCTTCCGCCAATGCTGACCTCATTCAGGGGCTTCACGGACTATTCCGTGAAAAGTATGGTCCTGGCAGGGAGGCCGAAGCCGATGAGGCGTTTAGGAAGTTTCTATTTGGCAAATCTGCGGCAGAACAAAGACAAAATGACCCAACGCTTGGTGGAGGAATATTTGCAGATGCTGGTCTTGGCGGTGAAGAATTCATATGGGAAGGCGATTTCTCACCAGAATCAATAGCAGCAAATACTAAGCGCTATAACGAAATGATGGATAGGGCCATCGCTAAATTTATCCCGGATGAAGTAAAGCCATTCCTGACAAGCAGTGACCCAAAAGAGCGTGAAGTAGCCCAAAAGTATGTTCAGGCAATTCGCGAAAGACATCACGCCGCACAGCGTGAATTTCTCAAATCGTACGTCTACCTGCAAGACAAATATCCAGATGCAACAGAAAGAGTTGGCGAACTTCGCGCCTTGATGCCATACGACCTTACGCCAAACGAGGAATTCCTTGGAGTCGAGGGCTCAACTGTGGCGCAATATGATGAGTATGGCGATATCAAAGTACCGATGTCATTTAATGCTCTTGGAATGGCATTGCATGCGGCAGCGGTAGATGAAGACACGTTCAAAATTACTGATGATGGTTCAATATTTATAGATGCTCCAGGCGCTGCCAGTGAAGCACAAAAACGAGCACTATTACTAAGTGCTTTAGAGGATATTAGCGACGCAATGCTATATGCCGAAATCGTTGGCGCTGATGGATACGCAAATGACACCAGTGCAGCACGCCTACAAGCAGCACTTGGGCTTGACCCAGTGCGCGGAAAAGCACGACATGTTGCTTTTCACGAGTTTGGTCATGTTATGCAATACCATGCCGTGCAGCAAAATATCATTGACATATACGAAAAAAACGGAAAGTTTACTATAGATACGCCAAATGGATTGGTTGATTTTATTGAACCACCATCAACCTGGACAAATAAGCAGTGGGCCGAGGCTGTTTCTAGTCTAATGTTTAGGGGAGATAATAGGTATCAATTCCCACCAGGTGGAGCGCATCGATTTGAGAAATCATTAGTTAACATTTTCGCCGGAAAACGATATCAGAGTGAACTGGCTGATGCGGAGAAAGCAGCCCGGGAAGGCGGGGATGTTAGCCAGGCATTGCAACGGGCGTTGGTTGAAGGAACGGCTGAAGTTTTTGCTCAGCGTGAACTTGGAATCCTGGGCGGACCCGAGGTTGATGATTCTATTGCGTGGTTTTTGCCCGAAAATATCAATACCAAAAAAGTCAGAGATATCCCATATGATGTTCCTCCAGAAGTTGATTTAGTTCCCCCTACGCCAGACTCACCGCCAGTGCCGGACGTACCAACAAATACCGGGCCACCAACCGCTCCGCCAGGAAATGGTGGAACGGTTATAAATGTAAACATTCATGCTCCAATAAATATTGTTATTAATAACAACTATGGAGATGGAGTACAGGGTGGCGAGGCGCCAGAAGCAGGCGCGGCAAAACCAAGACAGGTTGACCTTCGCTGGATGGACCTTGCGGGCCATATGTACTTTGATGATGAAACTCAGTGGCAACCAGAGAGTATTCATAACCTCCCCATTGAACAAAACCCCGATGAAATCAGTCGTTTCGTAGATGTTGCATTTGGCCTAGGCCCAGAAGAGGGTGGGCCAGACCCCAATGACCCACTTGGTGAAATAAGGCAAGCCAAAGACGCCTACTGGAAAATGACTCCAGAGCAAATGGATGCTCGTTACGAAAAACTTGAAAGCGAATACAGGAAACTTATTGAAAAATCCAAAACTGAACCGCTAACGGCGGATGAGCAGGCCCGCATGTGGCTCGCTATTAAGGGCATGCGTCAGATTCTTGACGTGAACACTAGGAAGTCCAAACTTAGCGACGAGGAGGTTGAGAAGTACAAAGCACGCGGCATTAATCCACAACCTGGAAAATATATGCGTCGCGTTGATTCAGCATTGCGGCCAAAGCAAAAGGGACTTCGCAATAGTGCCATCAATAAGAGGAAGTCGCGCGGCTATGACGACATAGTTGAAGTTGATGACGACGAGTTGGCCCACTGGTCACGAGAAATAGCCAACCATGCGGGGGATGCCGTAGGTGGTAGGGATGGATTTGATGCCACCTCACGCCCCTATGAGCCAGGAAGTATTCGTGACACTCCTGGCATGACATCGAAGGAAAAGCGGAAACTCAATCCCAACTACAAGCCAACACAAGAAGAAATTGAAAGCGCAACACTTAGGTCCGACCCTGCGCTTGTTGGTCGCCGCAAGATTGATGAAATAATAGAAAAACTAAACGCTGAGCAAAAAGACGTCATTGAGTCTGATGAGCCAGTGGAAATGAGGCCTGCGTGGCTAACTGTAAGTGATGCGGTAAGCGGCGATACTGAGAGCCTCCGTAGCGCCATAGATACATCAGCAAGGGCGCGCCAGCGTTTGCGCGATGGTGCTGGGACAATGAGCACACCAGACCCAAAGAGCCAGGACGAACTGTTAGAAAATCAACTTCGCGATACGGTCATACCAACTCTGGACATACTGGAACTCTCAACAACAGATACTGATATGTCATTTGTTGCCGCAATGGAACTTGATGGAGACTTAACCCCTGGTGCAAAAATTGACCACAGTGGACCAATTCGCGGTCTACTGATAGACGGACAGTCTGCTGATGGTCTCAAGTTTGCAGACCCAACAACTGCTAAGCGAGTTATGGTTACGATGCCTGCGGGAACGCGTGCAATGCATACCAAAAATGGCCATGATGGAGACACTGACGGAATCCTCATTCCACCAGGAACCCTTGAGGTCATGAAGGTTGATACTGATGGAACTGTTGTTTTGATGCCAAGTCGCCAAAAGACAAAGTCTGAAGTTCTTGGCGACCTTGCTGATTCAATTGATTCAGTGGAAGCAGAGCGCGGTTCTTTGGCGGATTCCGAAAAGCGTGCCCTAAAGCGCTTACTGGATACCGAGATAGGCAAAACCGAAATCCCGCAGCGCACAACCCGCGGAGCAAGTGGCGACGCGTCAGCAAGATTACTCCAGACGACCCGCTCTTCGTCGGTTGGCGCCGCATTCCGGGAATCGGGAAGTTCATTCTTTGGCACCGAGTCAACAAATACTGACGCTGGCTCACTCCTTCAGCCAGTCGATAACAGTGGTCGAATTGGAAGAATGGTCACGGCCGACAAGACGCGCGCAGCAAAAGCGGCAGAAATTTCAAAGTTGCGGGATGAACTTGAGAAAGTTCGTGATGGCGGTGTGGAAAATGAAGACTTCTGGAATCTATTCAATGAAATTTCCGACCAAACAAAACAACTCATATTCTCATCAACTGCCGACGAACTGACAAAGACAGTAGAAGAAGCCGTTTTCAAATACCACGAGGCATTTGATGACCGCCCACGAGTCGCCATAACCCCAGAACAACTTGGTGGCTTATTGAGTGATGGTGTTCTTGGGAATATTTTTGACAATAAGCCTGGAAGTCTCGCTGCTTCGCTGCAAAAATCCTTTGAAAGCGATAACGGCTTGTCGGACTCAACGCCAGATAATCTACGCTCACAATTTGGTTACCTCGTACATGCGATGAGCCAAAAAGAAATTCAAGACTATCTAGACAGTTTGCCACCTGACGGCATGGCGCGCAGTGCAAGATTTTTCTCCGAGGGACCAGAATTTAGTCAGCACGCGGAATTCAAATCTGGCGGTAAGACAGTTGAACTAATAATGGTGCCAGAAACTGCACGACGAACCGCCTACACCAAGGGCGACATCATGGATGGGGCTCGCCAAGCAACACCAATGCTCTCAACCAATAGGTCTGAAGTTCTTGCTGCTCATGTTTCTGGGCCGGATTCTGGTAATTCAGAAATTGACAACATGCGTGAGACAATAGGAATTCTCGACAGTGTCGCCAGTGGCACCTACGCGGCATTTGGCACCCCATCAACGTCTACTCGCTCATCACGCAGTACTTCATCTGGACCGTCTGCCGAAGCGGTAATTGGTGGAGGAATTCGTACCAGTGACATTGAGGCAATTAAGGTTGACTCACTTGAGTTAAATAATTACAAAATAGACGCTGATGAAATAGGTGGACGCGATAGATTAAAGAATGTATTGCGACAAAGTTTTATTGACAATGACCTTGATGAAATTCTGGACGCACTTTTGACCGGAGATATGGACAAGGTGCCCAAAGAGGCACAACACCTTATTGCCCCATTCAATAGAATGCGTCTTGTTCTTGCGGCAAGAAAAGCACAAGCAGACCATAAGTCTCGTGGTGGTGAACCACCACTAATTTTCGGTAATCCTGATGGATTTGATATTAGTGATATTGATTCATTCACAAATCTGTCCCACATTGACCAAAATTCATCGCCCGAGGAAAAACTATTTCAGCGCCTCAGATACGACGCGCATGGCGCGAGTACCAGGAGATTCTCAGCACGAAATGAGCCAAATCCACGAGACGTAAGTGGGAAGTCTATCTATACTCCCGAATCACTCAAGCGCCGCAACGACTACTACACCAATGGCCGATTAACAACATTGAGTTCAGATTCGGATGTTTTCCCAACAGTAAGCACAACCGACACGCCAGACACAGGGTCGGGTCAGCAAATTGATGTCAAGCCCGTCAACCCCAAGACGGTCGATTTAATTAATAGGGAAGTAGAAAAGGGCAGGACTACAAGTGCATCAGGGCTCAGTCGCGTGGGCAAGGGTCAAAGAACGCAAATCGATGTACGACGCTCCAAACTAATTGAAAAAATTACTTATGATGACTCCACCAACGAACTCATTGTTACATGGAAGGGCAACGAGGCAGGACGAGGAACGGAAAGATACACAGGGTTCTCGCCCGAGTTGGTGAGAGTGCTTGAAGAGACATTCAAGGACGACAGTGACGGCTCCAGTAACCCAATTCTAATTTCGGAAGCAGTCAACCATATTGCTAGCGTAGCCAGAACATCAGAAAGAATGCCGGATGCGAATGCTCATGCAAGGGAACTATCCGATGCGGAAAAAGCAAGACTAAGGAGTGAAGGTCTTCGTTCAGCAAGAACGACGACACGTTCAACTACTGCGAGTGACATTGAGTCACGTGTTTCACGTTCGGTGTCTGACCCCGATTCAATAAGTACTCGGTCGGCATCTTCACCAAGAGAAGTTCGTGGCACGTCTGGAAATACATCAACAACACCGCCCGCAAAGCGAAAAATAGCAGATATTTATAAAGACGTATCTGGATTAGGTAAGCCCGAAAACAATGGTGGCCTCCATCAACTAGATGATGACGAATTGTTTGAAAAGTTTGGGGTTGAGCGTTCTGGCAATATGGCCCTCATTGATGGCCAGGAAGTGTTCGTTGCCAATGACCTTGAGACTGCCGCTGCCCTAATTGCTGCTGGTTATCACGTCGAACTCGGCCCCGATGCCCCATCCCCCACACTACTGGTGCAAGCATCGGCAAAACTTCAAAAAGAATTAGACGAATTCCTCAAGTCGGAAAACAGGGACCTGACCGCCGTTATTGATACATGCCGACTATATGCAGGTGGAACAAATCTTTGGTGCGAAGGCGGACTTGGCACCTTGCGCGCAGATATGCCCCAAATTGCTGGGCGCATGCGAAGCGAAGATACGGCAGCGGCACGTGCTGCAAAGGCTGGCGTTGTTAAGGTTGATTGGAAAGCCGGAAGACGCGATGCCGATGGCAATCTAACCAAGTTGACTCCAGAAGAAAAAACTCGGTTTGATGAACTAAAGGCAAAACATGCCAAGTTAAATAAAGATGGCACCGTAAGTCCTAGCACGTTCGAAGATGGCGAGATGGAAGAGTTTTATTCCATGGTCGACTGGAACGATACTGAGGCAAACCTCACCGAAGAGTTCAAGCAGTATGTCAAGAGACTGTCCGCCAAGGTAAACCCTGACAAAAATCCAGATGAAGTAATCTACGACCAGGATGGGATAGACCCAGAGAGTCTCGCTGTTTCGCAAGGGCAAATTCAAATGTCCAAGACTGGCGGAATGGTTACAAGTATGAAAAACCATGACCATTCCTTCAAGGCATACATGGCAGATATTCACCCAGAAATTGAATATGGTAGCGATGAATATTACGACATGCGCGATAGGTGGTTGTACGGAAAACCAAAGCCCGATGGAAGTGCATTTGCGGTGCCCCTAATTGATGGGGAGGGTCGTAAACTCAATAGTGATGGAGACCCAATCGGAGAGGGCGGTACGCAGGGGATTATCTCCCAGCCCTGGTTTACGAATGGCTCCATAATCTCAACATCCGATGGATATGTCGTTGACGGCCACCACAGATGGGCATCGTTTATTGCCTACAACCACGGGCAGGATGAACGGGCCAAACTTAAACTCAAATCAGTGGTCATTGATGCCCCAATCCAAGACGCACTTGCAATCGGCAAGGCCTATCAGGAGCATTGGGGGATTAAGGCTGCCGTACTTGGCAAAGAACGAATGTTTGAGCGCGTTGATGGTGCTGGTTCCATGGACATGGACGCAAAGAAATCGCATATTGATGCACTTTTTGAAGAAGACGCAGATGGAATACCGTTGGCGCAACGCATGTCAAGGGACATATATAAGGACCTATACGAACAAAAGGAAGGTTTCGGTTATGTCCAAAAGATAAGTGGTCAGGACAGAGGGGCCACCCCACGGTCGACGCGAAGTTCCCGCACCGCACGTGAGGCTGTCGGCGAAAACAGGCGCGAGGCCACAAAGGCTAGAGTGACAGAAAAAGCAGGGACATCGCCACAAGCAGAGGCGGTCCCAACGACTGCAGCGCAAAAGCGATTTGATGAGATTCAGCGCATTGAACAGAATAAGCGCGGAGCACTTCACGAAATGGGTGAAGATGAACTCAAAACTCTTGGCCTATCTAGGGTTGAGGGGAAAACTGGCATTACGGATGGACAGCCAGTATATAAAGCGGAGACACCAGAGTCAGCGGTTGCACTTATGGCGCTGGGATACAACGTTGAACTTGGTGATAATGCAAAAGCGAAACAACTCAAAAAGGGAATAAAAAACTTCCAAAAAGAAATTGATTCATATTTGAAATTGCGCAATGACCTATCTGAAGAAGAAAAAGCAATGTACAAAATTGATGCATGCAGAATGTACGTTCCAAATAGCAATATCTTCTGCGGTAAGAACATTGGCACCAAGCGCATGAGAATGCCACAAATCAGTGGTCGCCTGAAAGGTGACGATACTGTTGGGGCACGAGCCGCTAAAGCAGGCCTCGTAAAGACTTCGTGGGAGGCGCGTGAGGACCTGACGCCAGAACAGCGTGAGAGATTTGACGAACTAAAGAAGCGTCATCCGAATCCAAAGGGAGAATACCCGGAAGGCCAGGGCCCCCTGACCGAAGATGAGCGCAAAGAATTCTACGACCTTGTAAATTGGAAAGATACTGAAGTTGATTTTGTTCCAAACTTCATGGACCATCTAAGGCGCAAGGCCGGACGCGAGGATATTGTCACCACCAAGAATGGTGTGAGCCCTGACGATTACACCGCATCGCAGTCTGAAATTCAGGCAGAAAAAGTCAGCGGAATGCTCAATGGCATTGATGAATCCTATTCCGCCTTCCTGAAGTGGTCCGAAAGCAAGGGCATCAAGCGCGGTAGTAAGGAATTCTTCAAACTGCGGCAAGAATGGCTCGACGGCAAATACGACGGGCAGGTTCCGGTCCTTGACGAAAACGGCAATCAAGTGATGGATAAGGGTAAGCCCAAGTTTGCCGAAGCATGGTGGGCCAAGGGAGCAATCATCACCTCCAACGATGGATATGTTGTTGATGGCCACCACCGATGGGCGGCAGTTCACATGTTTAACCAGGATTTACCAGAGGGCGAAAAACTAACCATCAATACCCAGGAGATAGATGTTGGTATTTTTGATGCCCTAAATCTTGCCAAGTCGTACCAGAATCAGGTTGGCATCAAGGAAGCCAAGTTGGGACTGGAAGACGATTATGTCAAAGATGACTCTGTTCCAGACATGTCCAAGGATGAATTTGACGACTTCGTTAGGAAAACTGACGATGACCTGGACGCCAACTATCAAGAGGTCCGAGATAGTGGTGCCTATATTCCAGATGGCGCCTATGCGCGTACTAGGGGTGGACGCAGGACCAGTGGATTCATTACTCGCGAACGCCCACGTACTACACAGGACATTTTCGGCGTTGCACGTAGTGAGGTTGCCTCAACACGCTCATCGCGAGAACCAAGGGCATTTTCTGATGACTATCCGGCCATGGCCGAACTAGGGATTGACCCACGCCCATCTGCCGGACCAGATGGGGAAATCGAAGATGATGGAAATCGGGCACTAGCAGAAGGAATCCTGCGTGGTGCAACAAAGGCCCAGCAGAAAGAAATGGAACAAATTGCATCAGATGCTGTTGCCAGCGTAAGAAGGCAGCAGGACGAAATTCGTTCCCAGATAATCAACGAACTTGGCTCAGAAGAAGCACTCGACGCACTCCTCACGTTCGATATGCCGACGCCACGGGCGTGGTCGGATATGTCTGATGAAAAACGTGCCTCCATTAGGGAGATGCTTGACAGTGTTTCCAGAATTGAAGAACAGACTTTCTCAGAAACCATTGACCGACTTGTTGCGATGTCAGATGAAAGACGCCGTGGCCGCAACGCAAACATTGCAGCCGCAAAGCGAATCGCCCGTCCGGACACACGAGAATTGACAAGCACCCGAAGTAGTCGTCAAACGCAACGCACGGGGACGCGCTTTACGTCCGACATAGCACGAGGAATCGGCAAGCAGATTGATGGTGAACAACTAACTAGAGACCTGAGTGGTGCATTCAAGAAAAATGGAACTGCTGGTGTATTATCTCAACTACGCAAAACATTACGGAATGATTCCTCTGGATGGGTCATTGATTATGCCCTCAGTGAAGGCTACATCAGTAAGTCGCAGGCTGCATTTCTCCGGAAACTTGCTAAGCGCCTATTCGGAAAGCCGTCAACCGGTCGTGGCGCCAAGTCTGCTTACACAGAGGATGGACTCATCTTTGCCGACCTACTATCACCACCAATGACCGCGCACAAGGAGACGCCATGGCTGTAAAAACAAAAGCCATTCTCGTTGGGGCATACGAAGGGAATAAGGTCTATTACCTTCTGCGGCCATATGGTGAGCAGATGCTTGATGGCGCCGTCGTTTCCCCGGATGGACAAATTGATTTTGTTAAGTTTTTCCATTTCATTACTACAACGCCGACAATACAAGAACTTAAGTTTTCTAAATTTCATAAGTTTCTATGGTCTCCTGGCTCATCCCCAGAAGAACGAGACAAGTGGAACAGAATATTTCTCAAAAAAACACAGCCGATAGGTGATGATTTGCTCGTTGGCGCAAAGATAATCACGAGTTTGGGTGAGGAAGAAGTCAAAAGAAAAGACTACAGAATTCGTGCCGATGAGTTCCGCAGAAAAATTGCTTCAACTGGTTCGCTTCCGATGGAGAAGACAGTTCTTTCACGGAAATCAGTTTTTAACATGAGGGGTATTGTCGGATTCAAGGCTCTCGGACCACTTCTGAGCGGAAAACCATCAGTAGATGGTGACGGTGATGGTTTTGTGGATGATGGACTACCAACAATGCGCCCATTCATACCAGGGTTTGATTTTCTGCCGGATAGTTCTACAAATACGAGCCTGAGGAGCATTACCACCAGGCGAGCCGATAAGGCAGCAGACCGTTCCGCTACGCGCGAAGAAATGCTAAGTGCGATAGATGACGTCGCCGGGATTGTTTCACGCCGTCATAACGACGGCAAAAAAATAAAGACACGCAAAGATGCAATGGATATTCTGAAAAGACTCATCCCATCTTTCGGACTAAGTCCAAACGACAAGGCTCGCTCAAGTATTGAATTCTTGGATTCAAAAGCGGATAGTGATTCTTTGAAACCATGGGAACTGGCATATATTAATCAGTTTTTATTGATGTTTGGCGATGATGCCAGTAGGAACGAGGTTACGTGGAGACTGAGGTCAATGGACCCACGTATCGCCGCCCAAGGGGCAGGTGGCTATACGTCTGTTCCGCTGGGGGCAAAAGATTGGGAGTTTAGTCAAAAGTTCAGCGATGAGGGACCGCGCTTGCTACCCAAAAAAAATAGAAAACCATTAATGACTATTGGTTATTCGGCTGAAACAGATAAGCAAAATTCACGTATATACCTTCTCGGACTACTGATGAAGCAAGATAAGCGCAACTTTACTGCACTTTCATATGCCATAAGCAAAGCACTAAGAGATGACTTGAATGAAATGCCGGATAAGTCAAAAATAATGAACGCGCTCCAATACAAATATGGATTGGATATTGAACCTGGAATTGCGTCGATGTCTGAAATCATAAACCAACTACTTCAGGGGAATAATTTAATCGGAGCGGAATCACAAGTTCCATCTTCGGCACTTGGACAGGATTTGCTGCAGACAATATGGAATGTGGTCAACAATTCCGCTGATGCAATCGCACAAGTTGACTCTTCATTTGATAAAGACCTACTTGTTTCACGAACATTAAGAGCAATTCAGCAAGGCAGTATTGCGGATATTCTGAAATCGCTACGCAAAACAAGAGAGGCGTACCAAAACTCTCTTAACTCTCCAGGACTAAAAATGCATCTCGCCAATGGCGAAGAACTACTGGACAAATGGCTGACAGTGAACTCCAAGTTGGTTGGAGTTCACGAGTCGGCACATGGTTTGCATTTCCTGAGAATATTGGAAAGTAATCGCAAAAAAGCACAAAAACTTCGCGACGAATACCTTCAAAGGTATATAGACAGGCAAAAAGAGGCAGGACTTACTCCAGAAACATTTAAGGAGTTGCAGAAGCAACTACCTATCGAGGCATTTTATACAGATGTTTTCAAGGACGAAATACGAGAATACGCACAAAATAGCCCTGAACTACTGAGGCGCGACATTCTCATGCTGACTACAGGAGGTACAGCAGGGAGATTGATTCCTGATTTTCAAAAGTTAAACGGAACATCAGAGTCTTTGGTTGGCCTAACATCAACTATCACATCAGCAATAGAAATAATAAAGATGCAGCCGCCAGGAGTCGGTAGATATGACGCTGCTCGGGCAATGGGGGCAATTGGGCCATTTAGTGTCGCGGGTTTTATGGCCAAGAATCCAGATTCTATTGGCAAAAGCAATTTTGATGATTTGGTAAAACAGGCAAAAGCCGAAATGGTTGAACAATTTATTCAACAAATGGAGTCGTGGCTTGGTCAACCAATTTTCATGGGTGACAAACCCGTTGCATTGAACGGCTATATGGCGGATTTGCTAAATAAAATGCAGGCAAGCATTCCTGAAGTATCTGGAATACTCGGACTGGACAGTATTCTTGAATTCAAGGCAGGTGACTCAATAACGCCCGCTATTGCATCACTTCTCATCAATCCAGCAATTCAAAAAAGAGAACAAAGTGCTCGCCGCAACATAATGCGCGGAATCAGAATGTTTGAATCAGATGGCAGTGACAGCCTAACCCTAGGAAAGGTATCGCCTGCGATTGTTTTGTCAACTCTTGGTTTCCCCGACATCAAGGGAGATGATGGAAACGTTATGGGCGGTGGGCGACCGGAAGATGTTAAGCCACTAATTGATGCACTGATTGGGGTCTCGTCACTCGTCCGCGAAACAGAAAAACAACTACAAATGGGAGTTCAAAATATTGAACAGGCAATGTCGAGCCGTTCCGAGCCCGATGCCGTTGACCTACCGAGTAGTTTTGGCGACATTTCACTTTCAGAATTTATGGAAATGCCCATTGATGATGTTCTCGAAAAATTGTTTACAGGAATAGATGACAGTTTATCTGCAGTTGCTAATGCAATTAATTCAGGCACTATGTCAAGCCGTTTATGGGAAAATTTTGAAATTATGCCCAAAACGGGAAGAACTGAACTGTCGCCACTAAATCAATCAGAAATTAAAATAATAAATGATATTGCCAGAAAGATAGGTCTTCCGGCTGGGGTCCAATCCAGCGCAGGGGGCACTGGACTTAGTTCACTTCCAGCACAGGGATATTCGTCGTACCAGGCGACCCTGACGGACCCAACCACATGGCTGGGCAGTACAAAATGGTCAATTGGTGAATTTGTAGCCGAGTCCGCTGTCGCCGACTTTATGGGCATACCATTCTCGCAGATTGCTGATTCCGGCCTCATTACGCGGGAACTCACCAACGAAGAACTTCAGGTGCTTAATAAATTGATGCAGTGGGTCTTCTCTGGTCGGTTGCCATCAGACAGAATGAGTGAGGCTTTCAATCCATGAAAATGACTGATGAAAAATACAAAAAACAAATAAATGATTTTTTTGGAGATTCCGGCCCACAATTAGGAACTTCAAAATATACCGCTGACCAATGTGTTGGATTTGTGCGAAAGTTACTAACAGGACAAGACCCATACGCAGATAGACGAATGACGTACGACGACACAGAATCACTTATGACAAATGGGTCTCTACGACTATTCGAGGGGGACCTCATTCCCTACATTTATTTGCAGTATAATGTTTTACGACTGCCGCCATCTGTACATGGCCTATTCTGGGAAACATCCAATGGTAAGTTGATTCTAAAAACCATGTTCCAAAACATTCAGGATTAAAGTAGGAAATAATGAAGTACAACTACAAGGCGCCACAGGACGTAATTCTAGACTTACCGCAAGAACGAATTACCGGAGACATCCTTAAGGGCCGAGGCCCACGTCGCGGAAACCTCGAACGCCTACTACGATACTGGCGTCCAATTATGCGCAAGCCTGGTGGATTTAGACGCTGCAAGGTCATTCTTGCCGACCACCCAGAGTTGTACCCACTGAATAATATCTGCGCTTGGCTCCATCACGAAACTACTGGTTTGTGGCCGAATGAGGGCTGTCATCACCCCGGCATGAAGAACTGTCGTCGTAAACTGAAGAATGTCGTCAATGGCTCAATTTGGTCAGATGCCGACTGGAAAAAACGAATGAATTCTCGCTTCGGTGGCAAGAAGTCGCTCAGCGAAGACTTTTATTTCTCAGAATTCCTCAATATCAAACAAGACATGATGGACGTTGAGGAAAACTACGTTGTGACACAGGATGACATAAAGCATGCATTTCTGGTTCTGCGAGATTTTGCCGACATGGAAATGGAGTTCTGCAAGTACCTGCGCGATGACGCCAACTGGGAAATTGAAGGCGATGACATGATGGGCAAAAGCATCGTCATGGATGCACCTTTTGATGAAGACTGTGGATGCGACAAATGAAGACAATTGACATGACAAAGCCGAGCAAGTGCTGCCCTAATAGCCAGGTTCTCGTTCGTCGTGTCATATTGGACCACAATTCGAAATCCTTGGCTGCAGGTTCTATTTTTTACGGCTCCGCAGCGTCAACCCCCAATGTTGTTTCATTCAAGGCCCTCTGCCATGTTGGTGGGCTGCGTGACTCTTACAACGTAAAGCGTGTTGGCCTCATTGGTTCTACTGGCCGAATTGGCCAAACACTACAAGCAGCGGGCTCATATGCGCTGCCGGGTGATATTTCACCACTCAGGAGCCCAGTTCGTTCCGGAATCTTCACCGCACTGACCCCAGGGCTTCCTGGTGGCGGCCGTGGCAGAATGAGCACCCGAGATAGGACGGCACGGTGCCCAGAAGGGTATCAGTACGGTGGGCGCTTCACTGATAATGAACTATCTACGTGTGGTCAGAAGTTGTTTGACCTCCCCGGACCACTGGGGCGTGCAATCGCCGCAATTGCGCGGGCGGTCAGGCGTGGAGAGCGGGCCATCGCCCAGTCACTAGAGGGCAATCCCCTCGGCGCTGGTGAGTATGGCGACTCAATCATCGATTCCCGCAGACCACAGATTCCAAGAGTTTCTGATGCAAATCCCATTGCCCGACTCGCCGAAGTGGAGCGCCTAGCCAGGGAGATGGGCGCACCAGATATCAATGCAGCACGCCTAGTGAGGCGCGATGGATTTGTTCTTGAACCAGTGGTAAGTCCCAAGATATTGAGGGCAATTCCCGACAACAGAGACATGGAGGGCGCAACGTATCTGCTGCGCATCAATGATGTTCCATCCATCGGTCAGGATGAACTCGGGTTACTGTCCAATACTGGCGTGACAAATGTGTCCTGGGTTCTTCCTGGCGGTTCAGTAATAAGCCTAGAAAAGGTACGGCCACTCACCGTTGGCGAACGCCGCAAACTGGGCCGTACAGTCAATATGGCGGCATCAATAGACAACAGCACCAACCCATCCGCACGGCTTCAGAAGGTGGTTGAGGAAACTGGTGATGGCATTAAGTACTCTGAAAAATTCGTAGGAATCGTCCGCCCACACGAATTGATTCGTGAAAAAAATGGACGCCAAACAGAACGCTGGGTCAAAGAACTACTGTCAAAGAAACCAACAACGGAACTCCTTGAATCGCGAGACAGTTCATCAGTCGCGGAAATATCAGACAAAATTACTTCAATATCAGAGGCGCTTACTCATATCGCAGCCGGTGGTTCGCTAGCCAAGATTGCGCCCGAGATACTTCAGCAAGTCTTGTCGGAAAACAACACCTTTAAGCGACGCAATCTAGGCAATGGACTTGAACGACTAGTTGGTGCTAATGGCAAATCCTATTTGCTGCGGCAGGGTCGCTCCGACTTCAGTCACCTGGATGATTCATTTGCCTCAGACTTCCAGCAACACCTTGGAGTTGAGTCACCGGATGTTTATCAGATTCGCAGCGGAAAACGCTCTCCGTATATCGTTGACTCGGTTCAGAATGTTTTCCAGGGTCGTGACGCCAACAAGGACGTACTCCTGAACGAAGCATCGCCAAAAAAGATGGCGGCGCTACTCGTGTCCGACTTTGTTAATGGAACCAATAACAGGAATCCAGCAACAATTGATGTCTTTAAAAATGCTGACGAAAATACTCCAGTTACGTCTGACCTTGCATCAGAATTAACTGAATTGTCAAAAATTAGTATTGTAGATAGACAAAAAAATGCCGTCGCCGAGATGGGCAGCCTCTCCAATACTGGGGTATACGGACAGTACTTCAAAGAGTTGAAGGCGCAGCAGCGCCGTATATTTTTGGAAGAAATTAAACGATTACTTACACGGGCGCGAGCATTCAACTTTGTAAACTATAAACAACGCCTACAAAGAGATGGGCGTCTTAGCGAAGCAGAAACATCGCACCTCGACATTATTTCAGCAATTTCAAAGCAACGGCTGGACACTCTCGAGCGGCAACAAGACATTCTGGTCGCAATTCTTGGAGGTAACAAGTGAAGCAATATGTCATCCTGACGGACGCAAGCGATAATTCTACCTATGGAATTGTCGTCAAGGACGGAATGACGTTTTCCGCCCACGGAGCACACCGAAAGGCGGAGGAGTGGGCGAATTGGGCAAACTCTCAGGAACATAAATCGCTAGAGCAAGTTCTACCTTCTGGAATCATCCAGTCAACACCAACAGCCCTGCGAAATGATAGCCCCACATTTGTCAAGGGCCTGCTTGATGCAGTTATTAGTGGAGCATCATTTACTCCAGGAAAGCGCTCCTACGTTGAGTCGCATCGCACTAATGCGTGGTCCGTTACCCCATCTGCTCGCGACTTTCAATTACGCGCATTTGGTTTGGGTGGCCGACAAAATGCCGTATCTTTCAAGGCGCTAGCATTTAAATCGGACTCTGGCTCCTATTCATTCGCAGCCATGCTGCGCAGCGGAGCAATTGGTTTTAATCCCAAAACAGGCTTAGTACGTTCGCGTATTGACGGTATTTCCTCGCGACACATGCAAGCGAAGGTTGATGCCACAATCTCCAGGGGAGCACAGCGGGTTGTTGGCATGAACGATGTCGCCCATAAGTCTCTCATCAAAAATAGAGATATTACTGGTGGTCTTATTGAGGTCAAAAAATTGGGCCAGCGTCTCGGAAGCCGCCTTGGTGGTGGACTTCGTGCCGCCCCAGCCGGTTTGGTGTTCATTGACGTAACTGGCCGAATTGACGCCGACAAAGATGGAATCGTATTCGAGAGCACGCCCCTAGAGCGTCCCATCATCCCACGTTTTACGGTTCCCGAAAATCTTGGCAGAAAAATTTCTTCACTCCTTGAGGGAAGTTCCGAAGAAAATGAAAAATTGCGTCGTGCAGGTCGACTGACCGATAGTGACGTTTCTGCCGTGAGTGAGCAGATTCAGGTGCTTCTTGGGGACGATTCATCAAGGCTTTCAAGATTCGTACCGAGTGGCGCTACTGCAAGCCGCAACCCACTCGACCCAGCCCGTGCCAGAGGGGCGATAATGAACGCACGTCGCGCTGGTGCAAGCAGGGTTGGCAAGGGTGGAAAAACTCAAATCAACACCGAGGGTTCGCGTGCTGTTGAAAAAATCTCATGGGACGATGATGCCAAGGAACTAATTGTTACCTTTAATGGCGGCCGAACCTATACCTATAAAGATGTAGACGACAACTGGGTTCGGGAGTTGGAGTCGAACCCCGACTTCCTTGGGCGCATTCTTAACGACATCAAAAAGCAGGGTTTCAAATACGAGCGTGGTGGTAAGCATGCCCCAGACAAGACACTAAGAAGCCGCGACCAACGTAGGCGCGAATCAGTCAGCCTGCGTTCTTCTCGCCTGGAATCAACAAAATGGAAGGGCGCAGCACCAACGGAAGAGCAGATTCTCGAAGAACTTCAAGGTGACCGAGACCTCAGTGGCGCAGATATGTCCGGAATGCGATTGACTGGTCTAAATTTCAAAAACGCCAACCTTGATAGTGCCGACATGTCAGATTCGGAACTCGTATCTGTTGACTTCACTGGAGCAAATCTCTACGATGCATCATTTACTGGGGCCAACCTTCGTGGGGCGGACCTAAGAGAAGCAACATTTGATTTTGCAAATTTCAATAAGGCAAACTTGACGGATGCTGATTTGTCAGGCACGAATATTAATGGTGCAACTTTCACTGAGGCCAATCTGAGTGGAGCAAATCTCAACCGAGCCAATATCTCAAATACTTGGTTCAATAGGGCAAATCTGACGGGAGCAAATCTATCAGAGACCTCGGGCCAAGGTGTGAGTGGTGCAAGTTTTAACGAAGCAGACCTCACAAATGCCAACCTGGCAGGGGCAGGCTTTGGCCGTTCATCTTTTACGGGGACACAATTTATTAGAGCAAATCTGGAGAATGTTGATTTCACGGAATCACGAATTTCCGATAGCGACTTTACTGATGCAAATTTGACTGATGCCAAATTCCCTGACGATACTGGCGAATCGTATTTTGATGGGGCAAACCTCGAAGATGCCCAGAGGGTGCCATCGACTCGTTCGGCTCGTTCATTCACAGGTCCGGGCGCAACAGGCCAAGGGGCCAGCCGTGCAGATGACCTCCCAATGGATGTCAAGCGACTACTAGGTATCAACTTCGAAGAGATGTCAGACAAAGAACTTGATGACATTATCAACGAAGGCAGCAGGGCGGGAATCGGCGGAAACCCAGATACGCGATTTGAAGGTGCTATTGCCGAGAGAAATAAACGACAAGGAATTAAGCCCTTCAATCCACGTGACCTTTTGGGACAGTCATTCCCGCGCAGTCTCCGTTCCGGCATTGTGCCAAATGATGATATTAACTCTCTTGATGCAGACGGATTGCCCACATTGGCAAACCTCCTGAAAATGGAGGCCGACGATGTCATTGATTTGGAACAGGTTGCAAGAATTTGGCTTGCCCGGCAAGGAAAGACATCGCCCAGCGACAACCAGGTCAATAGGGCAGTTAGCGCACTTCTGTTCGACCGCAGCATTAAGCGTGGAAGACGGGCCGCCAGAACCGGCAGCGAGCCACTATCCCCAGAAGAATTGCGTGAAATTTCTAAAGCGCCATTGTATGAACTTGCAAGAATGATTAGGGCCGACGTCTTAGCGATACCGCTTAAGGGTGACCAAAACAACGGTGGTCCGCACCAATCCTATGGCACATTTGCGGGATTGACATCCATGAATGATTCCTGGGGCAAGTTGAGTGCTGCATCAATCACCGCCCACGTCCTCGACCACCTGCAAGGGTATAACACCCCACGCGGAAAAGCGATTAAGGATGAATTGCGCAAGCGCGTGCAAGATTTTGCAAAGCAGGCAAAACCACAAACTGAGTCAACGCGGTCTGCCCGCTCAGTTGCTACCCCTTCGCTCGGCTCAGACAATTGGGACAACTGGGTAGACACAATTCTTCCAAGTGTCACTGATTCTGGAGAGATTCGCAATCTCCTAAATGCACGAAATATGGGCGCTGGTAACTACATACGCATTGGCAATGACATTGTCACACCTCGTGACCTCAAGGAAATTTTTGGTGTCGCCTCAACCCGCAGCGCCTCGCCATATAGTGGGCCGGTTGTAAGCGGTGTGTCGCTGCCAACATGGGATGACCTAAATACAATGCGCCGCATCCCAGGGCCAACTGGACTCAATGAGGGATATTGGTTCGAGGACGATAGCACTGGACGAATTTTCTTTGCTAAGCGCGGACGTTCTGATGGTCATGCAGAAGCAGAAGTTGCTGGTGCTGCAGTATATAGAGTTGCCGGTGCAGGGGTTCCCCACAAGGCAATAATCAAAGACAAGGCCGGAGACACTTGGGTGGTCAGCGAAAAGGTTGACAATCTCCAAAATACATCAAGCCCATCAGGCAGAGTGCGTGCCCAAGCAAAGCAGGACATGGGTATTGACATGCTTCTTCAGGTCAGAGATGCTTGGAGTGGTGGCAATAACAAGATGGTTGACCCAATTGGTGTTATTTATACAGTAGATACCGGTGGGGCTGGACCATATAGGGCACAGGGTGGAAGCAAGAAGCCAGAATTTAGCCCAGATGCTCCATGGGATGACGTCGCCACTATGATTTACATGCCTGGCGCACCGATTCGTGGTCAGCATATCTCAAACCTATACGGCCGCGTATCAAACAATGACCTAGTCGTCGCCATGCGACGTGTTGAGCATTTGAATCTGCAGAAGATTGACCAAGAAATGGGCGATGCTGGAGTCCCCCCACAGATGCGCAAATTGTTTGTGGATACCATTAGCGCTCGTCAGAAGATGGCAAAAGATATTGCGGACAGATTCGAAGGATATGAGCCCAGTGCTCGGGTGAATGTTTCGGGAAGCGATGTTTCGCCGGGTGGCGAAAAAGTAAGTCGCAGTGAATCAAGGACACTAATTCCATCAATTTTCAGATTCAGTCAGCCTCGCGACACATTCGATAAAGATTTGCACGGACCGTCAACCAGGTCAGTGGTCATGAGTCCGGTTTCGCGCAAAAACTCCACCACCCCCCGCTTCTCGGATGCCGTCGACGGTAGGGTTGTGATGCGTGGCAGCGATTCATCGGGCGGTTTTGATGCAGAAATCGTTCTCACCCCAAATGGCGACTATGTGATTGTCGGAAGAGAGCGCGACTCAGATGGCAAATGGAATCTGGTTGGTTTCTCCGGGGTGGAAGTAAACGATTCACGACTATCCATGAACAATATCGATGGAACCTATTCAACCATCGATGATGCCGAGGCAGCCATTCGGGAGTACGTAGACGGCCCAGAGGACATGGAATACGACGACGTTCTTGAGTATTTGACATCCGCAGAACCGGGCCGTCAACTCCTCTCCACGAGAAGAACGATGGCTGACAGAAACAATGGAATCAAGAGTTCACGCTCCGCTTCATTGGCTCAACGCGATGGAGACCTCCGACTGGCACGACCGGCAGATGGTTTTCACTATGCGGATTTTGAACGCATGTCTGACAGGCAATTACTTGAAGAGTATTTCAATATCTTGGCCAATAGGTGGAGCGAACTCTCCAGAAGTGAGGGCCCATCGAATTCATTGGAATATCAGCACGTAGTTGCTGCGCTGCGCGATAGGAATATGTTTGGCGCAATTAAGCAAATTCTCGACAAGTACGATATGGAGTATCAAGCATCAATTAGACGTGAAGTGCCATTCCAGATACCGGCTTCCGAATTCACCAACGATGGCTCGTTCAATTTCCCAGGAAAGCGCCCATCATTGGCATCAATCCGTTCAGCACGTAGCGATGGTGAAGATGACACGAACGTTGAAGTAAGCATGACGCTATCGCAACTTGGGGACCTCAGCGACGACCTTCACTCAATAGCCGACATTCTTATTAATCTTGATGAAGTTGAGGCTCTTGCCGATTCCGATGATGCGAACAGCATCGCAGCACTGTATGACACTGTGGAAAATGCCATCGGTGGCGTTGATTCAATAATTATGTCTCGCGATGAATTTGATGCGGCACTCCGGACGGTAAGTGTCTTCAATGGCGAAATGGAGGCTGGGCAACTGCCAGAACGATACAGGAAACCTCTGGGGAATTTGAAACAACTATTGCAGAGCGTCGCGGACAGTGATGGATATTTTGTTACTCAGCAAATGGCTGAACGTGGACATATGTTTGACATTCCATCTCCCGGTCAGCCACGATTTATTGCAAAATTCAAAGATATTGTCCAGCGCAGTAAGGCAACAGGGTTGCTACGCAGAAACAATCGCTCAAGTTATTTGAATCTTGAAAAAGAAGACAGAATTCCTCGCTTGGGACGCAACCGAAAGCCAGAACCAGCAGTCATTGATGCATACAAAGAGTCGGGCGACTTTGAAGACAACTTCAGCAGATGGGCACGACTAACTAGACTCAATTCGGCATACGCAAAAGAGCAGGGCGTAGAAAAGGGTGTCTCGCCATCTCGTGCATCCTACGAAAGTAGTCCCCAGTTCCTCGACGATGTTCGTGACTGGGATGCCATCCAAGTAATGCGAATCAATGCCTGGAATGGCATGAATGGCGACGACGATGGGCGTGGCAACCTAAGCCTGCGTTCTGCTGCGGCGGACCGTGCTTCTACTCGCAGTTTGCGCAGCCGTAGAGGAGTTGCTCAAAACGAGGACAGAGTTCCTTACCTTGGACGACGCGAGTATCCAGAGGGTAGCGTTATTGATGGATTCCTATTCTCTGAAGAATCTAGCGAATATTACAATAACTGGTTGAATTCCGTAAACAATGTTCCCGGATATGCCGACGAACAAGGCATAGACGTGGATGCTGGTGAGCCTTCTTTCCAGGACTATGCCAGCAGTCCCCAATTCCTTGACGATGTTCGTGATTGGGATTATCGCCAGATACGGGATGCCGATAAGGAAGATTTGCCAGAAATCTCAGAAGAAGATGCAAACAATCTACTACTTAGTACTCGTTCAGAAAAACGCTCATATGAATCAAGCGCCGCATTTGAGCGTGGATACAACCAGTTTGCAATGAATGCCAATGATACCAACTTCGCCAATGAGCAGGGTGTTTCTTTGCGACGCATGCCGACAAGAAATGATTACAGATATTCTCCAGCGTTTGATGCGGATGCACAGATGTTTGCTGGTGGATTTGAGCCAGGTACTGGATATGGCGCAAGTCTGCAAAAGTCAACACGCAGCAGCAAGTTGGTTAATTTTAATCGCCCCGGGTCAGACAACACCACCCCACGATATAGCGACACGGCCAATGGCGAGGTTGTGAGTCGTGGAAGAAGCAATGACGGCAATGCCAGATTTGAAATCCTCCGCAACGAAGATGGCTCCTACTCAGTCGATGGTCAGGAACGCACTGCCGATGGTACGTGGAAAAACATTTTTGAACTTGATTCAGGTTCAGAACAAGTTGCCGGTGGGCTCGACAGGTCCTTCCCAAGTGTAGAAGACGCACAAGAAGCAATTGATTTCTACATGACCGGTCCAGATGACCTCGATGAGGCAGACATGAGAATGCTTGCATCAACACGCAGTTCTTCTGTTCTCTCGCCATCTCCAGAACAACTTGAGCGACTAAGAAAACGCCTACAGCGCGCCAACGCTGAGATTAAGCGTCGAAGACTAATTAGCGATGAGTTGATGAACAATCCAAATGCATCAATTCGTGTTGCGGGTCGTGAAGTTGCAGCACGTCGTCGTGCCAGAAATGCGGGTCGTCGCATCGGGAGTGCAGGACCATCTACTAGAAGTGTTTCAGAGCGCCAGAGAATTGCCAACATCGACATGGGTTCATCTCTCCGCAGCGGGCGCGATACCGCAATTGACGGACTGAAATCTCCAGGGCATAGAAGAATTGACGAACAAGACGGCCAATTGTGGGAATCCCTTACTCCAGAGCAACGCAGACTCACTGAGTCGCGAGCAATTGAGATGGAGGAGAGTCTCATTAAGGCGGTTAGTGGCGCTGGCAACCTCTTTGCATCAATTGATGAAAATGGAGAAATTCAGCAAATTGCGATGCTTGATACCACAAGAGGTGCCAAACTGACGCCGATTGAGGGCGCCGGAAGAACCAATGAATTCGTTGGCCTATTCGGCGACATAGCCGATTTCAACCTATGGGGCGAGACAGCGGAAAAAACTGTTACTGCCAAAAATAAACGGCAGGCACAGAAGTTTGCTTCCCTCGCGAGATATCAACTCCTTACGACGCAGCGCGACCCAGTTACTGGCGAGTGGCGCCTTGCACTCAGCGATAAGGGACTGGCACGACTTTCGGCAACACATGGAAAAGTTCGTGAACTCCTACTCAAGAAGCGCGACGCAATAGAAGCAAATGACAAGTTGAGTCCTGGATTGAAGAAAACGCAACTCAAGGACATAAATGACAAAATCAAAATGCTTGATGACCAGACGTCGGCACTTCTAGTTCTTGCCGGTGCGAGAATTAACTCAAATAATGGGAGGAACGAAGAGGGCGGCGACAGTCTTGCATTTGTTGCTGAGCAATTACCATCTTCAATGCGTAAAGAATTACTCGGTAGCCCAAGTTCACTTACTGGTGCCGCAGCCGCAAAAAATCAGGTTTTCCGCAAGTGGGCAACTACCCAAAAGGGGAAAAACAATAAGGCAATTCGCTACAACTCCAAGGAATACAAGGAGTTGAAGGCAAAGTTTGATGCTGGTGAACTCCCTGAAGTATTTGAGTGGTATCACGACCAAAAATCCGGTTCATCAAAGTATGACTTGCCGGATTCAAGTGCATTCGGCTGGCGAATGGGTGACGATAGAGTTATCTATGACTCAAATGGTAATCCGCGACCCAATGCTGACTCCATTGTTGGTGATGGTCCCATTGTTGGTGATGATGTGAATCTTGATTTTGACCACTCATCTCAACTTTGGGGACAGAGTGCACTTGGTATTGCTGACGATGACGCATCGGCGATTCGTGGCGATTCATTCTGGCGCAAACTCTCACTTGCCAAGTTCATAAGACCAGATGCAGAAGGTTGGGTAAAGCGTCACAATGAGCGCCTCAGGAAGAGAAAAGAAGGTAGGGAACGCCTGGAGAGACTGAAGAAGGGCCAGGTTTCCTACGGAGGACGTGCGGAAGAAGCCGACAAAACTGCCAAGGAACTCAGAATACTCAAGCGCATTAAGGCGGATAGACTTAAGTTGCTTGCTGGCAAAAAGAGAGATTCTGCAGAAATCCTTAAGGCACATACCAGGAAAACTCAGCCAACTCCAGCATTTGTCCTTGCCGACGATGGCAGCCCAACGCTATCGAAGGATAGTTTGTCTAAATTTGCTGACTTGGAACTTCTAACTCGTGCACCAAGGTCCGGGGAACTGTCCAAGGAAGACAAAAAAGATGAGAAGAAGAGGCAAAAACTAGAGAAAGAACTCAAGGCCAGCAACCTGAAAGCCGACAGAGTCCTCGGAAGCATCTGGGACCTCAATGGCATGCAGGAGCGTCCAACGGTCGTTACCGAAGAAGAGTTTCTTGAACTAGCAAAAGACTCAGGCAACATAGTAATTAGACGTGGTTTCGGTGGACATACATTCGCCGAACGGTACATGGACGACGTCCAAAGACACACCACTGGAGACGGTGGGACAATGCAGGGTCCTGGAGAATACTGGGCTGTCCGGATTGAGGGTGGGAATACGTCACCCGATGGTGGTTGGCGAGGATATGTCACCGAGGACAACCAAAGGGGCAAAAAAGGAACACAGCCAGGACCTGGTGGCCTTATGGCAATTCTTCCTGCGGATGCAAAAATCATACGTAAGTCTGAGTTGGAACAAATTAAGAGAGAAATGAATGCCGTTAGTGGTGGTATTTCTACTGCGCTCAAGGACCCGTCGTTGCCGAGAGAGTGGCGTAACAGAAAAACTGGAGCAGCCGCTGAACAACTTGCTGAACTACTGGAAGAACGGCTTTACGCATCCATACCGGAAGGCGATGCACGTTGGCAAACAAAGGGTGGACAGGTTATTTCACAACTTGTTAGCGCTGTTCGGAATGCATCAAACCCAGACGAACGAGCCAATGCACTCGATGCACTGCGCTACTTCGTTGAGGGTACAAATGGACTCTTACAGAACTACCTCGCTCCATTCCTTGGTTATGATGCATTAAGAATGGATAGTGGAGTCATGCTGGTTATGAACCGTGGGAAATTGATAACATACGGTGGTGTTGGTGGCCTAGGGATGACAGACGCTGTAGAGGAAGCGATAAAAACAGGTGGCAGACTAGACCCAGCACTCGTTAAAAAACTCAATAACGGAGAGAGAGTAGACTGACGCCATGGAACTATCGGAAAACATGAAATTATGGATGGAGCAAGAGCGAGTTCTAGGAACAATGCTCAGGTATCCACCATTTTCAACAAATAGCGAACTCTACTTTGAGGCCATAAAGATGGCTAGTAGTGGAGAATTCCCAGAAAATGCCTCAGTCGAAGAAGTTGTAGAGTGGCAACTGCAGAAACAAGCGGACGTCATGCAGAAATATGCACAGGAGTTTGAGGAAGCATCCCTGTGGATGGTGAGATATCCATTTGACTCTGACGAAGCCACGGAGATGGCAATGTCCATGGATGGCGCGTCAGAAGATGATATTCAGATTCACCTAGCAACGCGAGGTTGATTCAGTAATGAACGCGGTTACGTCAACTACCGCAGCAAAGATGAAGGCCCTACGTGAGGCAAAGAAACTTGGCTGCTCTGGCGCTCATCAGACGAGCGATGGAGTTTGGCGTCCATGTTCAAGCGCAGAATCTTTGGCCAAAATTGTCCCTAGTAGCCCATCTGCCATGGGGCCTATTTCTGCACCACGCCGTCAACAGCGCGGCAACAACAACATGCAGCGCCAATGGGAGAATCTCGGTTCTCGTGGAATCGTCGCAATTGATACCCTCGCTGGTGGCGGACTTGTCTCTGGCGTAGTTGGTAAGCAATATCAACCGGCCGCACCACGCGATGAAGACCCAGATGTCTTTACGGACATCGAGGCCGCACGTGATAGGTCGCGTCAACTTGGATGCATTGGCGTCAGTAGGAGAATTTCCCGTTCTGGCAGAACAATCTGGATGCCCTGCACCAATATGACAGATTTGGCAAATAGGACAGGCCGCACTGCCCTTGGTCGCCGAAATATGCAAAAACGTACAGAGCGATTTATCGCGGACGTAGTCAAGCGTAATCAACCAAAAACAATGAGGTCTCGCAAAAAGTCACTTTATGACGACCTTCATGGCGCTGACTCAATGCAGGTAAAGGGACTTGGACCAAAGGTTGGCAAACGAATTGGCCGTGGGCTTCGCGCTGCGCCGAGCGGATTTGTTTTTATTGATGTAACTGGGGCAATAGATGCCGACAAAGATGGAATCGTTTTTGAAGGACTCCCACTTGAACGCCCCATCATTCCACGATTCATTATTCCTGAGGGGACTGGACGCCGTGTACAGAATCTGATTGGAACAACGGCACTCGCCAACGAACAGAATCGACGAAGTGGACTATCTGTTGACGGCGCAATTGACAAAAATGTTCTTTCCCAGATAATAGGGGTTACCCCAAATGACGTTCCGACCGAACGAGAAGACCCACTCTTGTCCAAACTGCGCGATGTTTTGAGTCCGCGTAAAAAGAAACCAACTTATACGCAGAATACCGTCATGGAGGACGGGCGTATTGCATTTGGCGATGCTGACCTAGAAATATCGCGTGGCTCGGAAAGAATGGGCAAGAGGGACGCATCAACACTAATGAAGGCCCTTGATGCAGTGGATGATGAATATGAATTCTTGGGCGCCGGTGAACTAAATGACCTTGTTGCCCAACTAGTTCCAGGTTCTAACGAAGAGTTGATGCAAGCGCTCAAGAACAGTCCATACACACGCAAAAATGCAAAACGGATTTACGAGCGAATCACTGCCGCTGAGCCAGACTACGAAGCGACTTTGCTGGTACGAAAAATTATCCAGGATGAACTATTCAGGAATCCAGGTGTCCGCAATGCGGTTAGACGCTATGGCATGCCTCCAATTGTTGTGACTGGGTATGAGCCAGATATTGACAATATGGGATTTATTGACCTCACTGCAGGTCCACGTATGTGGCAGAGCGTAATCGGGGGTTACGCACCAACGGGATTCATAGCATTTAACTCCGGCGCATTTCCTGACCCAGTAACCGGTCGTGTTCGTGACTCAATGTTTAGGGACGAAGACCTCGACTCATTGATACGACACGAACTTGCACACGCTTGGCAATTTATGGCCGCCAAACAGGGTGGCCCTGCTCGCGACTACCTGATTTCCCTATATTCGGAACTACAAGAGAATCTGAAACAGGGTCGTGGCAATGATGCATCGGCAAAATTCTCAGAAGCGCTCTACCGGTCCGTAACTTGGGGTTCTGAACAGGAGAGAGCCTCTGCTCGTAGAATAAGTGAATATGCGGAAACTGCACGAATAGAGTGGTTTGCTGAGTCATTTGCTGCATTTACCGATGATGACCCAGGCAGGCGAATGCGTGTTGATAATACAGCCATCGCCAATATGGCAAATGTCCTAGGCATGAGCGTAAATGAATTTATGACATTCGTTGGTGAGCGAAACCAGTCCCAATTGTCGGAACGCGCACGCTCATTTTCAACGCGAAGTGTAAGTAATCTGCTTCTCGGGCCAATGTCCAAATCAGAAAAAGAGGCCCATGACTGGCTACTCAATAACCCGACGTACATTGCCGACTCTCCGGACAGGATGTTGCTGAGGCTGCCGCCAGATGTAGTCGACCAATTCGTAAGTAATCAGCGCATTTCTACTAGGTCACGTTACAACACCGATGTAACGGAGGCTCTCGCCAGAGCAGAGGAGGCGCGGCGCAATGGAGAGTTGGGCCAACTCGCACTGGACTCATTATTCGCTCGCGCAACTGGAGAAAATGCATCATCTACGCCGACAATGTGGTTTATTGGCGGAACAACAGGCTCTGGCAAAACAACACTACGCACAAGCGGAATTTTGTCAGGCGTTCCGGGTGCTGATACAGCAGTCGACATTGACCCCGACATAATTAAGACAATGCATCCCGACTGGGATGGTGGTCGTGGGGCGAGCGCCGTACATGGCTGGTCAACCCAATGGGCGCTGTATGGGATGCGACAGGCTGCAGCGCAAGGTCGTGACTATACAGTCACCGGAACAGGCACGCGTGTTGACCAGATGTTGATTGGGCGAGATAACGGATACAGGGTTATCGGCCATTATGTCCATGTCCCAACAAGTATTGCCGAAGAGAGAATGGCTACTCGCGGACAACAGGGCGGAGTCAAACTTCCCACAAATCTCGCTTCACAGTATGCTGCCGAACTTCAATACAAAGTCCGCAAAGCGATTACCAATGGCTATATGGACGAGTTTTACCTTTGGGACAATTCACAGGGTGAAGGGAACGCAAGCCTCGCTGCAGTAAGGCGCGAAGATGGAACATTTGACATCATAAATCGTAAGGTATTCGATGAGTTTTTTGGGAAAGATGGTTCTCGTGCCGTAGAGAAATACTGGGAAGAGCAAATGGCCCAGAGGGTGTCTGGCTCTGTTCTTGCCTCAACTCGCAGTTCATCATTTAACTATGGAAATTCCACTCGGTCTTCTCAAAATAGAAATTTGCCGGAAAGGCTCGTGATTGAGTCACCGCCTAATAAAAAGGCAACAATTTTGAGAAAAAACATAATCGGCAAACGCACATCTCATTCAGAACTATCGAATGTGATTTTGGGGAGCGATGTCGACCTATCTGATTCAGAATGGATTAGTGCAAACTTTTTCTCTGTTACGGCAGATAATCTAAAAACATCTAATCCTATTGTTTTGCGTAATTCCATACTTAGGGGGGTTTCGTTTCGGAATACCCAAATCCCAAGAGGAAGCGACATGCGACGCACTTCCCTTGAGAGGGTGGCGTTTGAAGGCAGTGAAGTTGTCGATGTTGACTTTGGCGAAACATCGATGCGCGGTGTTGATTTCTCCAAAGCCACAGTGGGTGGAATCAATTTGCGTGATGCAATATTGGAGAGAGTTGATTTTGACCTAGCGGACCTCAACAATTCTGGACTTACGCCAGAACAAATGCTTGGTTCCGGTATTTCATGGACAGATAGAACAAAATTTTCTCCGCAAATACAGCAGTTTATTGCTTCGCTTCCAGAGGGTCAGGTTGTAAACCAAAATGGAAAATATTCATTCAAGGTAAACGCTGAAAGCACAACCCCAATCAATAGGGCCGACAGCAACTATGCCAAGGCACGCCAGATTGCACTTGGCATAAGGGCAATTGACATTCCCGAGGCGCCATCGGATGGGAGCCCAATTTCTGGACTAGATGCTACTGCTTCCAAAATCTCTGACTCTGGGTGGTTGGCTCTTCGGCGCTCCACAATCACTAAATCATACATGGACCGTTTTTCCGCAATAAAACAATCTTTGTCAGATGTAAAAATGACAGATTCATGGATGGACGGCGCACGGTTTACTGGTTCAACCCTTCAGGATGTGTCATTTGGTGGCAGCACATTGCGTCGTGCGAGTTTCCGTGGAGTAAAAATTCGCGGCGTGCTGGACATGAGGAGAACAGACCTCCGGCAAGCAGATTTCTCTGGTGCAAAATTTGACCCCGAAGCACTACGTACCAGCGCAATCGACCTCCGTGGTGCAGACCTAACGAATGCGCACCTTGGTTCATTGCCATTAGGCAAACTCAGGCTTGACAACGCCACGCTAAGGGGCGCCGTCTGGGATGGACCAACATCAATGATTTCCAAAGACCTTCGTGACCGTGGTCTTGCTGGAACAAGGTCCATGTCGCGCACCACCTCGTATGGTGCTGCGACACATATTGGCGAGTTGAGCGACAGATTGTCCAGTCCGTCACGCCTCTCCAGTTCTGAAAAGACACAACTAATTCAGGATATGTCGTCAATGTATCGCGAACTGCTTGACATGCGACTAGAACGACCAGAACGGCAGGAGTTTGCCGACTTCATTGAGTCCCTGAGGGATTCTGCATCAAATGAAATAAACAAGTTCCGCGTTCCTGGCATGACCAATCGTTCAATGCTTCTCATTGAGTCTGCCAGGGCGGATGACAAGCGCTCATTCGTTGACAGATTCAAAAAGATACGTGAGGCAGAACCAGACTTCATGAAAAGTCTCTCGGCGATTCAGGCATGGAGAGAAGCAAGTTCTGCGGCAAGAAAATATGAAGAACTAGATGCCCTACACTCGCAAGCGCTGGATGAATTACGCGAAAACCGTGAGGTTGCTCAGAGCCTTCCACAATTGCAAAACATCCTTCATGGTGATTTTCTTGACGACAAGAATCGCAAGCCAGCAACAGGAAGGTTGCAGCCCGGCAAGCGTGACAAGACCCCAGTTATTTCGTCGCAGGGGGAACTTTCCTCAATGCGCTCAACTCGTAGTTCTTTGTTTAGGACTTACAAGAACCGACCAATGACGGAAGACGAAAAGCAGAGATTCCAGCCACTGAATCTCGCCGATGGGGAAAAGGCAAAAATTGAGTCAGGCGTGAAACTCGTATTCGCCAACGAATATGACGAAATCCAATCAACACTTATTGTCGGTCCACAGGTTATGCGTTTCCGTGGAACACCTGGTACGAAAATTTACATAGACCCCAACCCGCCAGAACAAGACTTCATTGATGAAAAAATGGCAGAATGGGAAAAGGCTTTCGGTCCACCTTCAGACCCTAGGCGCCGTACTTCTTCAAACCAGTCTGGTGGTGGTGGTCGACGTTCATCTGACTCACAGCGTCAATCTGGCAATGACGACGAAGATGCGTTGGATAGAATCAACCGCCTAGTTGACGAGGACAGGGCGAGAAGGGACACTCAGTCAACCAGGTCAAGAACAGACACCTACCTACTTGCTGAGCAAACCGAAGATGAAATAATTAAAAATCTGGAGTTGGATGAACGCGAAGCAGAGATAGCAAAAAATATTCTCGCTGGAAGTTCCGTCCCCCGAGATGTGCTCGACCGCTACTACGCGGAGCAAAGAAATCATAGATTCTATATCAGGCAAAAGATTGATGACCTTGAACCAGACATATCAATTGGTGAAACTGGTAAAAAAATAGCAGAGTCATTATCAATTCGTGTGAGTTCTAACGGTATTCCAGTAATCACATCTCAGCCACACCCAATTTTCAATTCAATAATCCCCGATAGACGTGATTGGACATATGTAGAAGCACCATCGGCTGATGCCGTGAGAAACATTATTGAGCAGGCTCAGGAATTTGAACGCGACTGGGACCCAAGTATAGGTGAAGCAATTAGCGTTGCTAGAGAGTCGCTATATAAAATAGTATTGGACAAACTTGACGAGGTTGGTGCTGGACCAGAAAAAATCAAATACACAAAATTCGCCGACTTTGCACCATACCTACTTGACAGTTTGGAGAATCCGCGCAGGGCTATTAATAATTTAGAAGGAACTGACGGAATCCATGACGTAATTGGACACCTGGGTACTGGTCGCGGATTTGACAGACATGGAGAATGGGCCAATGCATTAGCAATGGTTTCGGTCATCACCAACCACCCCGATATAGGTCTAAATGCTGATGAAAGAGACAGGGTGGCGAGATGGTGGCTAGATACATATGGGGCAAACCAACTCATGCATCAACTCCGCACCGATGCTGGGGAAGATTTGAAAAAAATTATGCTTGTGAATCAAGATTCTACATACAAAGGGATAAAAAAGGCCATATATGAGTGGCCTGGAACGGTGCAAGACTTCATAGATAGCCTAAATACGCAACCCGCAAATCCACTACGCAGTACTCGTAGTAGTCGTATTACAAATACGCCAAATGGAGTATTCAATCTTGCATACCTTGAGCAAGATGTTCGTAGGGCACAATTCATGAGTAATATTTCCGCCACTAGGTCGGGTCGGTCAACTGGGGGAATGCAAAGACGCCAAAATCCAGTTACCGCAAGCGATATAACTCGCTCCATCGTTTCACGACGTAGTACTCGCTCCATTACTTCGCTAACCCCACAACTCCGGATTTCTGAAGATGGCTCCAGGGCATACATGGATGCCTCCGCCAAAGACGCGTTCCTCGCTAATCCACAAGCGCTTCTGGATGGATTGACCGAAGCAGACATACCGGATGGATATTTCCCCAAGGGTGAAAGAAATAAATTAGATAAGTACAAGCAAGACCTGCTTGCCGTTGCCTCATTGGATTCATTGGTTCCAAGTGACGACGGACTTGGCGTCTCTGCTCGTCACTTGTTCGCAGTAGACGCATTTGATAGTTCTAAACCAAATCCACCAGACATCGTGCGCACAGATAATCGCCGCAATATTCTTGCCACACGAAGAACTGAAAAGATATTCCACCAAGCCGATGTTTCTACGCTACGAACAGGCGAGGCCCTATTCGTAAGTGACATACCTGCTGGTGCCAAAATGTCCGGTATTAGCAATGCCGTAGTTGTGCGCAATGCCGATGGTTCATTGACGCTTATTGAAATCGATGATGCGGCAGAACTTGACTCCATCAAGAGTCGTATGGGGGCAGCAAGCCCAAGAGTTAATGAAAATGGTATCGGTGTCTTCACCTTTGATGACATACGCCCACCATCTGGTGATTCTGGAAAAATTGCACCAATAGTTCTTGCGCTGGAAAATTTCCACACAACAATTGCCGACATCAATCCGCGCATACCGAGACCAAACATAATCTTCAAGTCGGACGCATTTGCTGGAAACATAGATGGGATAGATGCCACTCGTGTTTCAGGAACAGCATACCCCGACGCCAATTCAATTGTTATGTGGAAAACGTCAGAGCAATCACCCTACGTTGACATAATGTTGCATGAGTTTGGTCACTCAGTTGATTTCTCACTTGGTTTCCGGACGGCGATTGATGATAGGGAAATCTCATATAGCAACAAGTACGCGTTCAGTTCACTTACGGACGACTGGGTTCCAGCAATGGAGGGAGACGAGTCGCATGGCATTTTGTTTGGACAGAGCAATGTGCCGCTTGCTGTCATAACTGACAGTGGATTGGCAAAACAGCCCACATCCGTCCCAGGGACAAGTTATCGAGATATTGCACCATCCATCGATGGTTCTCATGGTCCACGTATTGGTCAGAGATTTATAACTCAATATGCGAGAGAATCGGAGAGATATGAAGAGGACTTTGCCGAGTCCGCTTCTCTGTTTTTGAGAGACAGAATGTTTGGCTATATTGCTTCCGTAACAAATGCAAATGGCGACCGGCGTGAATATTCGTTCGCCGAAATGTATCCAAACCGTGCGGCGGTTCTTGAAAAGTTGCTTTATGCCAGTACCAGGTCATCCAAGAACTTTGACAATAGGTTTAAATCAGCATATGGCTCAAACCCAATCGATGGGGATGGTGATTGTTACGAAATGGCAGTCACTATGGCGCAGCGACTCAGGGGGCCAGAATTCAATTTCTCTGACGACCAAATCCGCATTGTTCATGGCATCCCACTGGGGACTGGTGGTGAGGCAATGGGTATCAGGTATGGACACGCATGGGCGGAGGTTGCCATCGACGGGTGGGATAAGTACGAACAATTGCGAAATGAAATCGCTGATGTTCTTCGTCAAGCAGAAACACTAACATCCTCATCGCTGAGGAATGGACTTACTAAACGCCACAATCAGTTAATGCAAGAACTGATTAGAATGGAAATGGAAAACGTCACTGTCTACGACTTCTCCAACGGCAACGAACATCAAATTCCACGATATTTGTACTACAAAATTGGTAATATTGAGGATGAAAACACTCGTTACTATACGGCCAAAGATGCCGTTACTAAAATTTTGGCAGATGAGACATTCGGACCATGGGAGTGATTCAGATGGAGAGCAGCAAGCGCCTTGGTGATATTTTTTCAATTTCATTAAATGAAATCGGAGCACTCAATACCCCATCACCCAAGAAGTCACGAATTTTGAGAGTTAACAAATCAGCAATTAAAAGAGACAACCAATGAGTAAACAATCAAAATCTTCACGCATCAGACGGACAAAAAAGAAAGATAATGGCTTCGTTCCCACATTCATTAGGGCTAATTCCAATGAACCGAATAGCCCAATAATGGAGGCAACCGTAATGGATGAAGATGGGGAAATTATTCGCGTATATATGACACCCCCAGCGGATGGTGAATGAAATGCAACAACGAGCGATGGGGCCAAACGGAACATACACCGATGACCAAAAGAAACGCGCAATTCTGTACTCATTTTCTCTTGTCTCGTCTGCCGTTGACGATAGTGAAGAGAACAAAAAATTGTACGAAACATTACTTAATGACGTCAATGAAATTCCCCGAAAGGGCGACTAAAAAATCTCTCATAAATATTGAACTAAATCGAATTTGTTGCAATGCACCAGCAAATCGGTGATGTACATTAGTCTATGAGTTTAAGGGCTGGGTGCTTACCTAAGCCATTAATGAAAGCACACCCAACAAACCCACCAAACAACTGGAGTTAAAATGTCAGAAGACACTTCCCGCCTAAACGAACTGCAGAGCGCACTTCGTCAAAAGATGGCAGACAACAAGTCAATCGCCGACTCATTCAAGATTGAGAATGGCACCGTCGTCGTAAGCACTGAACAGAAGAGTGCGTTCGACAAGAACATGCGCGACATCAAGGAAATCAAGAGCCTCATCGATGGCCTCGAAGGTCTCCGCGAAGTCGACACCTGGAACAACGGTGGAGCCAATTCAGTAGCAGCAGCCGCTGCCGCTGGTGGAGCATTCCCCCGCGCCAGTTTCAAGTCAGTCGGCGACGAGTTCATCAACTCAATGGAGTTCAAGTCCCTTCAGGGTGGACGTAATGGCGCAAACATGAGCGCCCCCTACGTCACCAATACCGTACTCACCGCTGGTGGCTACAACGTGAAGGACATGTACTCGGGTCTACCCACCGGCACCCCTGGTTCATTCGGCACCATTCAGCGTGACCCCATCGTGGTTCCCCCAATGCGCACCAAGCGCGTTCGCGACCTGTTCCCAGTTCGCACCACGACCGCGGCCGTCATTGAATACTTCCGCATGACCGGCTTCACCAACAATGCCGCTGCCGTTGCCGAGCGCAATGGCGCCGGTACTGCCTTCGGTGCCAAGCCCCAGTCATCCTTCACCTTCGTAGGCGAGCAGGCTCCCGTCCGCACCATCGCCCACTGGGAAGCAGCCCACCGCAACGTACTCGCCGATGAGCCACAACTTCGTAGCATCATCGACAACGAGTTGATGTACGGTCTGCGCCTCCAGGAAGACGCTCAGATTCTGAGCGGCGATGGCACTGGCGAGAACCTCACTGGCGTACTCAGCACCACCGGCATCCAGGAATACGCCTGGTCCGATGGCGCCACCACCCCAGTACCGGACACCAAGGCCGATGCGATTCGTCGCGCCGCAACCTTGTCCTTCCTCGCCTACTACGAGCCAACTGGCGTCGTAATGCACCCCAACGACTGGGAAGACATCGAACTCGCCAAGGACAGCAACGGTCAGTACCTCGTTGCAGTGTCCGTGGCCCTCGGTGGCGAGCCCAAGTTGTGGCGCATCCCCGTGGTTGAGACCCCCGCCATCCCCGAAGGCACCGCACTCGTCGGCGCATTCGGAACCGGCGCTCAGTTGTACGACCGCGAGCAGGCCAGCATCCGCATCAGCGAGCAGCACGCCGACTTCTTCGTCCGTAACGCAATCGTCGTTCTGGCCGAACAGCGTCTGGCTCTCGCCGTCAAGCGTCCTGAGGCCTTCGTCAAGGTGGACTTCGACGCCGAGCCCGCCTGATAGGTGACGCTGGATAGAAAAGTCCAGTGAAGTAGGTATGGACCCCCGGTTTCGGCGCAAGCCGGGCCGGGGGTCTTTCCTTTATGCAACACAAGTGGAAGAAAGACATGCCCAGAAATACATCATCGTTTGACGAAGACGATTACGACTGGTCCGAGATTAAGCATCTCAAAAATTATCGCGGTAGCGCTGATGATATTGAGGAGATTCTTGACTCCGAAGATATGCAGTCGAAAAGAAAAAAGAAAAAGCCCGGCAAGTTTAGTAACGGCGAGGACTAATGATGGACAATTCTATTTATGAGCAGATTCTCAATGGCGAATTATCGTTCAAGGTTGAGGATTCGTGTCCTATCGCTACAAAGGATATTGCCGTAAACCTTAAGAATCGAAAAACCGCCATCGATTCTGCAATGTATGGGCCGCTCAATCCGTCCGAGCCCAACGAGGATTACTGGGAGAAAATTGGCGCTGAATGGAATGTTGACGTTGCTTCCGCCAAGAAGCAACTATGCGGGAATTGCGTCATGTTCATTGTCACCCCACAAATGAAAGACTGCATTAGTTCTGGCGTTACCGAGGGAGAGCGTCCAGACGAGTGGGCAGCAATAGATTCTGCTGGCGAACTTGGGTATTGCGAAGCATTTGATTTTAAGTGTGCTGCCAAACGTACTTGTCGCGCATGGGTTGTTGGTGGTCCAATCACGGAAGAAAAACAAAACCAAACAGAAGAGAAGGCCGCAAAGGTTCGCGAGGAAAATAGAATTTCCAGTTGGATGGATTCAATGAGCGACGATGAGGTTGATTCTCTTTTCCCCGAAAACGAAGAACTCACTGACGAAGAAGCAAAGTGGATGTTCGGCGATGAAGCCGAATCGTTTAAACAAAGTTTAATGAAGCGACGCACATCGAGGGGTGGCTACACTTCGCTCGACATCAAGATTGAAGAAAAGGCAGCGAAGAAACCCGTTCTTCGTGACCCAAAGGGTGGCCTAACTGCTGCTGGCAGAAAGCACTTCAATAAAACGGAAGGCTCCAACCTTAAGCCTGGAGTCAAGGGACCTGCAGACACGCCAGAGAAGATGCGCCGCAAGGGCTCGTTTTTGACTCGTTTCTTCACTAATCCTCGTGGCCCAATGAAGGACGAAAAGGGTCGCCCAACCAGACTTGCGCTATCTGCAGCCGCATGGGGCGAGCCTGTTCCTCAGACCATTGAGTCAGCAAAGAAACTCGCAGAAAAGGGCCAAAATCTACTTGCTAGATATCGCCGCTACAAGGAAGCGGGTAAGGGCAAAAAATCTCTTGACGCTTATGATTTCCACATTAAAGCGCTCGGTGCTCCCGTTGCTCAGCAGGGAGGCACTGTCGCCAACAGGCAGGGCGGAACAGTCGGAAGCCAAGCAGGGGCTGGTGCGTCGGGTTCCGCAAACTATGACCCCAATGCACGTGATGCCGATGGTGATGGAACGATTCAAGAAGGAACTGACTACGCCAGGTCGACCGAACAAGAAGACACCAATAAGCGCCGTCGGCAGAGGCAGGGCAAAATTGTCAAGCGTTGGCAAACGGACATTGGTTCCGCCGATACTCGCGAACGTGGTTCCATTAGGGAGAACCTAACGTCTAGAGGTTTTGATGGCGAGGCATTCAGTAAGTTCATTGATGGCGAGACAAGAAAACTCAAGCCTGGACAGAAGACGAATTGGAACCCTGGTCGTTTGCCCAATGGTGGAAAAATTGCCGCTGACGGAACGTACATATCACCAGATATGGTTCGCGAAGATGACAAAAAAATCAGTGACTATTACCGCGAGCGTCGTGAGGCAAAAGCAAGAGAATCACGCCCGAAAATTACTCGTGAGGGCGATGTTGCTCCAGATAAGAATCGTGATAGACGGAAGCCATCCATGTCTTCGCCAAGTTCATCCAGGGCTGGTTCTGCGGACACGCAAGAACGCAGGGCAGAAGCCAATACTCCAAAACCTGGTTCGCGCCCAAGTGGAATGACGGGCTCTGCGGATTCGATGGAGGGTCGCATTGAAGCAGAAGAGCGTCGTCGCACCGGAAAGGGTCAGGGTTACGACAAACTTGAAACAGAGGAAGAAGTGAATGCGTACCGAGAAACGTACGGCCTTCCTCCGGTAAATCCCAAGACCCCAAGTACCCGCAACTCGGGTTCTGCCGATATGCAGGAGCGTCGTGCAGAAGAGGCAAAGAAGCGTCGCGAACGATTTATCTAGGAAAGATGGTAGAAAATGATTGACCCATACTGGTACACCGGGAAAGTTCTTAATGTCATTGACGGAGACACAGTAGACCTGATGGTCGACCTCGGTTTCAGCGTTCATCATAAGATTCGCGTTCGCCTGTATGGAGTCAATACGCCTGAATCACGAACAAAAGATGCTGCCGAGAAAGCGATGGGGCTAAAAGCCAAGGAATTCACAAAAGATTGGCTACATAACCACGAAACCGTATTCATTAAAACGGTAGTCGACAAAAACGAAAAATATGGTCGGGTGTTGGCTGAAATCTATTCGTCTGGCGACATCACCTCCCCAGCCACTGCATGCCTCAACAAGGACATCATTGGCGCCGGATATGCACGCGAGTACTTTGGAATTGGCGACAAAACCTGGACAGAGTTCAAAACGAAATGATGAAACGAACTTCTGGAATTACAAACCTCGCTCCCGAGGAAGTGAAATTTCTCAGAGAGATGATTGAACACCACAAGATGGCTCTGGTTATGGCTCATGACGTTCTTCGCACAACAGACGACCATGACGTAATGTCGCTTTCCTACTCAATAATACAAACACAAACGAATGAAATAGCATTAATGCAGGAACTTATTCGCCAAAGAGCGTAGTGCTATTAGTGTAGAAAAACTTCATTTTCTTATGTATTGTTGTGCAATTAAATGCTAGATTGACTCTGCTCGGGCATGCGGCCCTTGTCAAAACGGAAGGCATACAATGAAGCGGCTGTTGATTATTGGCGCACTCTTTCTTGCTGCATGCGGCGGCACCAAGACTGTATACGTGGACAGCACCGATGCTCCGGATACCACGGATGAGACCACCGCTACGACCGAAGTACCGGTTGCGACTCCAGCACCGACAATTCCCGAGCCAACATGGACAACCGAAGATGAATTCATTTTGGATATTGAGTTGAATTACCCAGGAACAATCTATGTTCCCGACAGCGACATGATTGACACTGGCTACATTGTTTGTCAGTCGCTTCGCGATGGTGCAACTGGTCCAGACGTTATCTGGGCAATTGTTGGGGCTGGCGGTGACACCGAACTAATCACGGCGCTCGTTGGTTCTGCGGTAGTGAACTTCTGCCCAGAACAGGTATGGAAGTTCGAAAATCTTTGAGCGCCCCAGGCAGGACTCGAACCTGCAACTAACGGCTTAGAAGGCCGGTACTCTATCCGATTGAGTTACTGAGGCTTATTTACTGTGCCCACGACAGGTACTCGCTTTGAGATATTGCCTTCACATCGTATAGCCACTGGTTGGCCAGCGCATCCAATGGGCGTATCTCGTAACATAAACTACATCTTGCAAGGAGAGCAAAATTGCCGCTGCGGATTTTGTTTCTACGCCACAATTTTTGCGTTTTTTGATTTGGGTGACTAGGTAATTCAAAGCGGTAGACATCGTGAGTAACCATAGTGCAGGAACCGCAAACCATCTCCACCGTATGGTGGTGCTCTATGCGGACATGCCGTGGAATCCTCGTCATGCATGTACCAATCTTGAGCGTCTTGGGCTTGAAGCGAAACATAGCCCCTCCTTCTAGGTGGGAGCCCAATTGGGCATCTTTCTATTTTACCCTGCGTCATACTCGCGATTGGTCAGAAGGTCCAATACGTCATTGGGATACAGCAAAAATCCTCGTGCGGGATTGTCGTTGGGATTGCCGAGAGAAATTTTCGCCTCGTCGTTAAACCTGTTTCTGTTGGCTCGCAGGTAACGCTTTATTCGGTCTACGGCAATCACGTGAAATGCCCCATCTAGATTGTATTGGTAGACCCACCATTTGGCAGTAGTGACATTGATTCCGGAATCAACCCACACTTGTGATGCATTAGGCTTCTGTTGTGTCTCTATGACCATACGACCGTTCCGATATCTGTCGGTTTTCACCTCAAGAGAGCCGCTGGCGATGTCATTAATGAAGTCACGAACGACATCCTCGCCTTTTTCGCCAAACGCTAGGTCTGTAGTGAAATTTGGTGCAGGAATATCGTGGTTTCTATTGAAGACCACCTCATCCCCTTTCGTGAATACATGAATCTAGTCTCGCGCGTGTGCGTGATTCGACTTCTGGATTTTCGAATCGAAGTTAATCGACCCATTCCCGTTGAGTCAAGGAGATGTTTATCTCTTCAACGGAAAAAATCTATCACCGAAGACCCCACACTTTGGAGGGGGTTCCAGGGGGAACCTTTAGTTGACGATTTCCGTCGCCGGGGGTCG